CACCGCCCCCCCCCACAAAAAAAAAAAGGGGGGAGCCATAGCGCCCCCCTGATTTTTATGATAATGCTACAAACTCATACATAAACACGTATTTATTTTCATTTTGGTCTTGGAACTCCATTACAAATTTTAATTGTGCAGGTAAATATCCACCGTCCCCAATACCTGTCGTAGAAGGAGCAACAAAACAAATATACCCATCAGCCGTATTATACCTTTCTAATTGTAGACGTTCTGTATAAACTGGACCCCCGACAGAAGCACGATAGTGAAATAATGCCATTGGCATTACTTCACTTCCAGCATTTAAATTTAAAGCATTGTAAAAATCATTGGACATAATAATGGTTGGCACTAAATACCACTTGGTGTCACTAATTTCAGATGGATTGCTTAACTTGTAAGTTATGCGTTGGCTCATATAATCATTGCCATTCCCATCCATTTGTACCGAAATAACTCCAGGAATTAATTGCACATTTAAAAGACCATTCGCTTGATCATTGCATTTTAATCCAAAAGAGCAATAAAAAGGCATGCTATCCTGCATGGCAGTTACAGCACGAGTTGCGCCTCCTGCATTAAAATTTAGGGTAGTTGAACGAGTAACAGGTGCACCATTGGGATCGGCTGTTACTGATACAGGTGTGCTACCCCCCCCCCCAGAGTCAGGGGAAACTGTAATAAAATCTTTCTTCATATCTATTATTTATTTAAATTAGGTGGGCACTATGCCCACCTTTCTTATTTGCCTGCTGTTTCAAGCGTTCCCACGACATGGCTTTCTTTCTTGCCAATGCCGCTCGCTTGTTTGCCCACTCTTGTGAGCGGTCTATAATTTGATACGCATAACTTTCTCCCATCTTATTCAGTATATCGTTGTTTAATATCTTTCGCTACCTCGTGCATGTAACTTTCAGCTTTTTCAGCACTCTTAAAAACTGCATCCGTACTAAGCATAAGTTTATGCACATCACCATCCTTCAATCTATAACATAAGGCAGCAAATTTGCCCCCTTCATATTCTTTTGAAGTAATAAGTATATTGTCGGGATAATTCCCAGCCAATTCCAAAGCCGTTAATAGTGTCATAATTATTATTTCTTTTTACGAGCCGCCCGTCGTGCCTTGCGTCTTTCTTTAGCAGCCAGTTCAGCAGCCGTGAGGTCTACCTCTTCTGCCTCAGCTTTCGCCTTGTGACGTGCTACACTCTCTTTTATTTTACCTTTTATACGCATGCCTTTTTTCTGTTTACGAGCATTGTAATCAATGTCAAACTCTTCAGTAGGTTCCTCCTCATCAACGGGTTGGGCTGCTAATACCAATCCATTTTCTTGTAATGTTTCAGTAGGTAAACTATCAGGGGTGGCGGCATTGGCTTTAACGTCTTCGGTATGTTTTGCCATCTTCATGGCTTTCAACTGCTCTAAAAGCCTCTTACGCTTTGTTTCGGCTGCTTGGTTTGCAACTTCATCTGGTTCTTCTATAACTTCCGTAATCGGGGTAAAATCGTTCACAAACTGTTTAGTCTGTTTCGCCATTATATCCCAATCATATTGTTTTATCAACGCACTCGGCAACTGTACCTGTACGCCATCCATTACGTTATTATTAAAGCCATTAAATCGGGCATACCAACTATTTGCAAGTTGCGCAATAAGAACAGCAGGATTCAAACCAGCTTTAGCGGCTGTTAGCCCAATCACCAAAGCATTAATAGACATTTGCTTCATAACAGACATAACATTCGTTTCTGCTTGAATAGTGGCATTAATGTCTATCTTACCATCCACTGTCATCTTTATTTCATTCCCCTTAACTTCCTTGCGTGCCTGTTCAATAATGCGAAGTATAAGGTTGCAATAGTCTACGTTGCTTCCGCCACATGCTCGGTTCTTTATTTCAACTTCCACAAGCATCTGGTTCAACACTTCTAAACGACCCGTTTCGGTAGCCACCCGAAAGTCTTTATTCTGTAATACGTACTCGGCTCGCCTACGGGTAACCAAATCACGATGTTCAACGTAAAACTTCTTTAATTCATCTTCCGGTATCTTTATACGGTATTCTTTAGCCATTATTTTGGCTACATCCGTAACAGTATAAAACTTTCCAAACAATTCTAGAATATTGCCTGTGTAGTCTACAATATTACGAGAACGGTGGGCACGAGCACCAATTGCCTTATTCAGTTCTTTTACCAGCCGTTGATATTCCCGCTCATATCTTTGGTAGGCTAGCCGCTTGGCATTTACACTCCGCACATCAGTTAAAGAACCGCCTGCGGCTTTTATTATGGTTCCTGGATTTAAAGTTTGCTGAAAATCTATTTCTATGCGTTTTTCCTTATCTTCACCTTCAAATAATACCACTTCGTAATATCGTTTGGGGGTCAAGTCACGCTCTTCCTTAGCCCATTCAGCAGCCACCCATAAGTCTTTCACCTCATCAGCCGCATCTAATATATAGTCAGGAGCATTGTGCATAATGCGTTCAATGTCTTCCTCTTGGATTACTCTCTTTTCTTCTACCATATTATTTCGTACAATAGCAACCGCATTTCATTAGGGAGGCTACAGCCTGCCATTCAGGTTTCCCCTTAAATTCATTAATGAAATTCGCTAGGCATGGTACTTTGCCATCATTAGCCGTACCTCGCAAAATTCCATCTTTGCAGCACAAATATGCAATGTTACTTCCAAATTCATTATAAATAAATACCCCAAAAGAATATTCAACAAATTTTATCCCTTTAAACTCTCTTTCTAAAGCATTTAGTAAACAATCGGAAGGTATGCCATTTGACGGATGTTTAAGCAGACGTTTCTTCATACGCCTGCAAACAAATTTCTTCCTATTCTTTTTCCACCACATTAAAGCCCCGCCCAATGCAATCACAGCTCCAAAGAATACTACATGCAAAATATGCGCTTCCATAATCATTTATATTTTGCCCTATGTTTCCATAGGGCTTATGTTACCAATCATCGTCTTCATTATAATTACCCCTTTCAAATAGGGTAACATCTCCGGGTTCTACCCACCACCACTCATTCCGGGTTGCGGCTTTTAAACGGGTAGGGATCTCAGCACGTTTGGGGTAGCATTCCTTTATCACTACTAATGTATTTTCTGGGAAGGCATGCCCACTATTATTATGACGTATACGGCATATATCGCCTTTTCTGATAACCTTTTGGCTCATGGTTTATTTTCCTTTCTCTTCTCGTGGAGCAGCCATTGCACATGAAGTATTAAGGAATTGAATTGCCACAGACACAGAGTTTTCAAGGGCTACTCTTGCAACCTTTGCCGGATCAATAATGCCATGATCAAACATATCGGTTATTTTTTCAGCTATAGGATTGTAGCCGTGTGTCCATGGTACTTTTTCAAGGTCAATTTTCATGCGAATAAAGTTCACACTAGCGTTTTCACATAATTGTTCAAAGGGGTGCAATAAAGCTTCTGCTACAACTTCCCAGCCTTCTTTAAAAGAATCAGTTGTCTGTTGAGTAGATAGTTGACGAGTTAAACATTCAGACGCACGTAATTGAATTGTGCCTCCTCCTGGAACGTAACCTTCTTCCAATGCGGCACGGGTTGCAGCTATAGCATCGTCTACACGATCTTTACGTTCTTTCATTTCAACATCGCTGTTAGCTCCCACATAAATCACAGCTGCCCCGCCTGTTAAGCGTGCAATACGATCACGGTATTTTTCAATATCAAAAGCATTCGTAGCATCTTCTATTAGGTGCTTAATAGCCGTAACTTGTTTACTAACTTCTACCTCTGAACCTGCCCCACCTGTAAGCATTGTACGAGTGCTAGTAACCACTACTCGGTCACATTCACCTAGCCAATCAGTTCCGGCATTTTCCACAGAATGCCCGAATTCTTCTCCTATAACAGTCGCCCCAACTTTAACCGCCAAATCCATAATCAAATCCTTTTGCAACTGCCCATATCCGGGAGCTTTCACTACACAGGCTTTCAACCCGTTCTGTTGCTGCACATTGGTTACAAAAAATTTCATCACATCAGCTGAAATATTTGGAGCAACTACTAAAAGACTTCGGTTGGATTCATACACTTTGCGGGTTATGTCAAACAGTTGCGAAGGGTAATCAAGGTTTTCCCCACACAATAAAATGTAAGGTCTATTCAACACGCATTCAATACGTTCAGGATCAGTTACGAAATAAGGGTTCAACAAGCCCTTATCCCATTGGAATCCAGTAGTTATTTCCACAGTCGTTTCTGTCTTGCTACTTTCTTCAACTGTAATAACCCCATCGTTGCCGACCTTACCAATGGCTTCGGTAATAATAGCCCCAATTTCTTCATCCCCGTTGGCACTAATAGTGGCGATCTGATTGATACGGGTAAAATCATCCTTTTCAATTTCTTTGCTCATTGCCTTAATAAAAGAAATTGCCTCGTCTTTGGCGGCTTCTATTCCTGCTTTAAAATGCTGTGGATTGGTTACTTTAGAAAGCCGTGCCATCCCCTCTTTCATTAACGCACGAGTTAGGATAGTTGCGGTTGTTGTACCATCACCTGCCTCATCACACGTTTTAGCTGCCACAGTCTTGACAAGCGTCGCACCCATACGCATCATCGGGTCATCAGTGTCATAAGCACGTGCCACGGTTACGCCATCTTTTGTAATGTGTGGGATTCCATAACCTTTATCAATTATCACACTATGACCTTTTGGTCCTAAAGTAGAAGCAACGGCATCGGCTAATTCCTCAACCCCTGCAAACAATGCTTCCTGAGCTTCATTTTTAAACAAAATCTTTACATCCATATTTCTTAATCGTTTTTATTTAATACGTTTACTTCGTATGTCTTGCTCTAATATGTTTATTCAACATATTCCAGCAAATTAGTTTTCCGCAAACAGGGCACTCTTCTTTTCTAGCAACAGTTACGCCCTTATTCCAAGGTAATGTTCCTTTCTTACTTTCAGAAACTTTACGCTTTTGTTCTTCAGACATTGGCACACCTTTGTTCCAAGCAATACGACCCTTTTCGCTATCAGAAATCTTTTTCTTAACTTCTTCAGGGGTTTCTAGCCCCTTGTTCCAAGTTTCATGCCCTTTCTTAAACTGTGTCGCCTGCATCCTTTCTTTTACTTTAGGTGGTAACTTCTGCATCGCTTCTTTCGTTAGGCGGCTAGTTCTTCGCCTTTCGGCTGGATTAGCGAAACGGGCTTTCTGCCTTTCAGAATTAACTTTACGATATTCGGGGTCACGCAATTTGGCGTGAGCATTTTCTAATCTCTTAGCTTTTTCTTCGGGGTGGTTTTCATACAAATCTTTCATCATTTCCCTCATAAGTTCCCTGATAACTTTTGATTTGCGTGCGCCAGTCACACCGTCTCCGCCTGCGGTTAAATTGTACCCATTGCCAAACGTGCCATAATAAGCAATCCAATAACGTTCCCTATTAAATAACCATCTAGCCATTCTGTCACGATTTGCATATAATTTGCTCTCTATAACTTCTATTTTAAAGTTATCTTCACCAAACTTAGCAATATCCTCGTGAAGACCTGTTGCTTTTGTTTTAGGCATTGCAACATGCTTCTTCCAGCGATTTAAATAACCTCTTGCGGTTATTCCAACGTATTGTTTACCTGTTACTAAGCATGTAACCAAATAAACCTCACCTAAAGTCTTTTCTTTCATAATAAATGCACCCTATTTGTTATAGGGTGCAAATATACAAAATTATTCTTTACTACGACGATACTCTTCCAGGGAACAACTTCCGCCTGCACAAGCCGTCGCAATTTCGCTTCCAGCCTGTTTTAACGGTTCCTCCCATTTAATCCCAGCATAAGAAACAGGTTTTTGCCTACAAATCAACTGCCATTTATGATATGCGTTCACGTGTTTTAGACAATAGGCTGTTTTCTGTTTATCACCGTCCATGTATTTATCTGCAAAACTGTTAAATCTGCGTACCCATTCAAGCCGTTTTACTACTCTACGTTTTAAGTAGTCAATTACACAATTCACATCACTAAAACATACCCCATCAATGTCTACTAAGAACTTACCGTCCTTAATATTGTCAGTGATATATTTAGCAATGTCTGCATCAGTAAGCGTCAGTAAATTAGGGGAAAAACCTGTGGCTGCGTTGCAGCCTTCCCAAACGTCTTTAAACACATCGGCTGCATCTACAATTAATCCACTGGACAGAATTGCGCCTGCTCCATACCGTTCAGCCAATTCTACCTCATCCAGTACTTCTGTATAAGGTGCTTGGGGATATTCCAAATCACCAAATGAAGAAAGTAAACTAATTCCCCCAAATTCCCCACGATGTTCCCATAAAAACTCTCGCACTTCATCCCATTCGTGGGGTTTCACGGTGCAAGTATTCGAAACATTCATGCGTAATGTTGGATTTTCCAACGTACTCTGATGATTGAAATTTGTGCCATATTCAATCCAATTCTTTTTGGTTAGCAACACAAGTCTTAAAAAGTCAATGGCACAAAGGTCTTGTTTAAGAATTGCCCCTTCAGGCAATGTAACGGGAAATGCCAATACTTTTTCACGTGTCGGATTCCATGCACTTGGCTCAACGCAATTCGGATTCACCCTTTCCCATTGTTGCAATGCTTGTTCAGTATCGGCTGCTTGAATATGACGAATGTAATGGCGGGAATGTCCCGGAGTAATACCTGATAATGTGCCAAGTAATTGAGAACTATTACCGGATGGCTTAACAACTGTGCAACGGGCTGCGGAATTAATACCTATCATACGGGCTATTTTTTGATTAATGAATTTAACCAACTCTGCCCCTTTTCGTTGTACTTCAGGATTAAACAAAACATCAGGATTTTCACACAAACCTGTTATACCTACTCCAATCAACGCATCGCGCTCAGCAATTTTTTGTGACCACTTTTGCAACACCTTAAAATTAGTGTAACCAGCTTGCAGCGTGCATATTACGGCTGCTGCTTCACAGGCTTCATAAAATTCTTCAGCTGTCTGTATTTTGCCCCCGTTTATTTCTGATAGGTTGCAAAATCCCCAACCTGTACGCCACGCTCCGTTTTCATCCTGTATTCTAGGATACATGCCTACTTCTCCACATGGATTATATACAAACCACGGGCTATCTATAAATACAAATCCGGGCTCCCCAAACTTCTTAGTAAATTCATAAATAGCATAAAAGGTTTCTTTAGGAGTATTAGGTAAAATAGCTGCTGAATTGTTGCTGCGACATAACTCTGGCATTGCACTTATCCAATCCCCTGTCTTACAACTAGCCATTTCAGTGTCGTCAGCGTCAAAAATGCTTATCATTGCGCTACGACGAACCCCACCTGTTACAACGCTATTTGCCAGAATACAGATAATGTAATGCAACTCAAATGGTCTCAATTTACGCTTTTGTATCCGAGTAATGTAACTCTTTACCTTATCTAGTGCTTCCTTCAAAGGTTCGGGTCCGGGAGCTTTAAAACCACCCCGAATGTATGCACCTTTAGGACGTATTTGAGAATAATCAAACAATACTTCTGCACGCCCATAGTAGTAAGCCTCAATCAATTCGCCTGCGGCTTCTGCCCAACCTTCAATTGTATCTGGAATAACAAATACTTTTGGTTGTACTGTAGGCTTAAACCCTTTAGGAATAGGTAACTGATCAGTGTGAATACGTTGCACACTGTATCCCGTGCCAGCCCCACACAAAAGCAAATACATAATTTCTTCAAACACTTCCACACGGTCAATATAAGTGCTGGAACAATTATAAAAACGAGCATGTTTTTCCAACATAAGTTCCCCTCCATATTGGAGTGCTCGTTGCGCACCTAAAATTCGCTGTTCGTGATACAAACGTTCAGCTTTCCAAAACAACCTGTCAAATTCTGCCCTTTGTTCTTCCGGCACAATTTTATGGTATCTTTTCCAATGCATTTGCATCACTCTGTTCACCGCATCATCCCAAGATTCCTTGACCCCGTTGTGCGTCTGGGAATACTTGCTTAAAAACACGTATTCACCTACGATTTCTCTGCTGTCTTTACTAATCATTGTTTAACTACTGTTTTTCTGGTTCTTCTTTATCAACTTCTTCCAGTTGCTTATTGTCAGTAGACACATCTTTCATAGGGGAAATCACACAACACGGAATTTTGCTTCCCAAAGTTAATGCAAGCGCATCCTCCCCTACCCAACGATCTTTCTTGCGGGCTTCAGCAACAATAGTTGCAAATATACCACTTTCTATTTGTAAATACAAAGGTTGTGGCATATATTTTGCTTTCTTGTCATCTTCTTTCACATGTTCGGTTGCTTGTTCTGCTAATTGCATTCTTACTTTCTCGGCTTGAAAGTGAGTAGCAAGAATTTCTTTTGTAGGTGCAATTCCTGCAAAAGATTTAATTTTCTTTACACTTAAGAAAACAATTTTTGCCCCTTCCGGTGTCGGATGTGGAACCATCAAATATAAATCAGCAGGAGTTTGCTTTTCCACTACAATAGATTGTTCTTTTTCCATTTTGTTTTATTTTTAATTCAACAATATATTAAATTCTTTCTAGCTCTTGTTATTGCAACAAATCGTAAACATTTTTCAGCATATTGGGCTAACTCAGTTGTCGCGAATTTACTCGGCAACAATTCAGGCTTTAGAAAGTAAATGTTATCAGCCTCCAAGCCCTTTGACTTGTGAATAGTACTCAACGTAATTCCTTGACTTTGAGTATCGGTAAAAATATCATATATACGATTACGAACTGTCTCCAAGTCACCAAAATAGTCAAATAATGTTAGCAGTACATGAACCTTTTCTTCTAACTTGGTATAAGTTTCGCAATTCATTGGTGATTTAACTCCTTTCTTTATCAAAATATCGTTTAACTCCAGCAATTTATCTTCCAGCCCAAAAATATCATTTACGCTATCTATCAGGTATACCAATTCGTCACCATATTCTTTTCCCATAATAGTGCACCTTTTTCCTAATTTTAGGAGTTCGATAAATGATTCCATAAGGGGTGCATTATTGCGACACAATATAAAATCACCATCTTGGGCATTCCTATAATCACCTTCACCCACACTCCCCATAATTGCTCCAGGAGCTGCCTCTATCCCATCAGGGAACACTGTGCGGGCTTCATCCACAATTCTAAGAGCACACCGATACGTCATTGACAAGGGCAACTCTATTGTATTTGGTGCATTCTTAATGGCGTGCAAGCTGTCCAAGTTACTCCCCATAAAACTATATATACTTTGCTTTTCATCCCCAACGGCTATCAGTCTGCCTCGTGGGGTCTTACACCGTTTTACAACTTCAAACTGTAAGGGACTAATATCTTGGCACTCATCCAACATTACGACATTGTACTGTTTAAAGTCTTTCATGTCTATATAATTAGCGGCAAAGAACAGCATATCCGTAAAATCCATACGAAGCCTACCTCCTATAGAACCCTCAAAGTATTGGTCAGCTTGGTGCTTTGCTATTCTATATAGTTCTAAGGCTCTCTGTACGCTTTCTTCGTCAACGCTTTCACCATAGCGTTCACCTAGCTCAACAACTGCGTCAAAATCGTCTGTAACCAAGTTAAACCGCATAAGGTCATATAGTCTAGCAGCCTGTACGCATAAGCCGTTGATACGTTTACGAGGAATGCCCTTAAAATTCAAGCATTCCCTTGCCATCATAAAATATTTACTTTCGCTAATGGAAAAGTTTAAACTGAATGCTTTAATTAAAGCAGATAACGAACATGAATGTAGGGTTGAGGCTTTAACTGTACGGGGTAATCTTACCCCCAATTCTTGAGCGATTGACTTGTTAAATGCTAAAAAGATAGATGATTTGATAGGTGGTGTGCGCTCTGCCAGCTTACACAATGTAAATGTCTTTCCACTACCAGCCGTTGCATTCACAAAAATGTTCTTATTGGTGGCATCGTATACTTCTACGATAGCCTGTTTGTACTTATCCAAGTCAGCCATACACTAAATCTCTTTTATTTCTAAATTTATTTCGTAGTCACCGTTATAGTAACCATCAAAAATCCATTTGCCATTTATACAATCCACCAAATCTTTTTCTGTGGCATAATGGCAATCTCCTAGCAGCACAATATCATCGTGCGTCACTAGGTATTCGTGCTCTGTATTTTTCGCAATAAATATCAAGTTACTAGGATCGTGAACATACCAACTAAACCCCTCAAGCGGTTTATCCTGTTCATAGTAATCTTGTGTACGGTAATCAGCAAGGGCATCAGCCATGTGATTTCCCAAAATAATATCATCTAAAATATTCTTTTGATGCCCATTTATATGACGCACATATAAACGCATTTTTCTACGTTTATCTACTTCTGTTACAAAATCTTTCCAAAGTTCTGCATTAGCAACACCTTTCCAGCCATCGGCACGCCATTTGCGTATGCTGCCATTCATTATAGCGTCTACGATAAACTTACTGTCACACCAAATAACAACATCAGTATAAACGTCAGGGCAAACCATTTGAACAGCTGCAATTAGTGCTCGCATTTCCATACGAGGAGTGGTGGTGTTCCAATACCCACGCCTTAGCCCTATGTCTTGCCCTGCAAAGTTCATGTACACCCCCATTCCACCTTTACGGTCGCCTTTTGTGGTGCAACTGCCATCAGTCCAGATTGTTAATGGTACACGTTCGTTCATTTTATTTCTCTTATTTTTAAGCCATTTATTTTCACATACCCAGCAGCATAAAGAAGTTCCTCAACATTACACTTATCAGCTGTTTCTACATTTTCCACAGCCTTTTTAAGTTGTCCTCGTTTTTCCTTTGTGCCCCAAAATTTCGCTTCAAACTTTGCCATTCTTTTTCAGTAAAAATTTCTTAGTTAATAATTCGTTTTCGTTTCCACCCTTGTTAACCAGCCCTGTAATCATACCTTTATCATCCACCATTTCTTTTATTTCAACATCTATGGTGTCTGGGGATAACAAGAATGTTATATTTATACTACTCCGTTGCCCCATTCTCTCAAGTCGTGAATTTGCTTGATCTAATTCCGTGCTTTTGTCGGGTAGCTCTATATATACTAAATTACTACAATTATCCTGCAGTCCATCTGTACCTGTTCCAGCTGATTGAATGTTAGCAAACAACACTCGGTAATTCCCATTACTAAATTCATTCACAATTTTCTGCTTCTTTTCGCTGCTTACACCCCCTTGTATTAGAGGAGCCTTAAAGTACTCGGCGAGTTGTTGCAAAGGCTCTCTATGAACCCCAAAGACAAGCAAACGTTCATCCTCATTGGCTTCCAGCCATTCTTTTAAGTAAGTAATGATAAATGGCAACTTACCTTCAATGCTAAGTTGTTTTAATGTCTGCATCATTACTAAGTGAGGAGCATTGACTGCACTATTTGCACGGGCAATATCAACCTTTTCTAAATATGCTAACAAATTACTTTCTGCTCGCTTATATTCCCTAAAATTTGCAATAGGTACGTCAATTGTTTGTTCCACCATAGGAGGCAACTCATCCAACACATCCCGTTTATTTCTACGTATATAGGCACTCATGCGTAACAACTCATGTAACTCCTCCAAGTTGCTAAAGCTGCTAAAATCCATCCCATATACTGTCATTTTAGCGTTACAATACCGATACTTAAATTCTTTTGTAGTACCAAAAATTTCTTCAAATCTACGTAAAATGGTAAACGGTTGTATTAAATCCGCTGGTTTATTTTGCGTCAATGTTCCAGTTAATCCCCAAATATGCTGAATTTTCTTAACAATCTTCTTCACCATTTTAGTTCTTAACGCCTTTTCATTCTTTAGAAAATGAATTTCATCTATGGCACATGCTGCCCAACGCTTTTTCAACAATTCTCTAAATTTGGCTGTCGGCTTGGCTTCCCCTCTTACACCTAGAATGTCAAAGTTGATGACTACCACATCATTATCCCAAACTGTGTCATCAAATTTCTTTTTGCGCTCCACCACACCAACTCGTCTTTGTGGATTCCACTTTTCCCATTCCTTTTTCCAGTTGTATTTTACAGAGGCGGGCGCAATAATTAATGCTGGAAATGCATCCAGCAATTCAATCGCCACAATTGTCTGTCCCGTTTTGCCAAGTCCACAATCGTCGCCATTTATGCAATTCCCATGATTTATCATATAAGCAATACCTTCGCACTGATAAGGGCGAGGCATGCGCTTAAATTGTAATTCCATACAAGCAGTGGCAACATCCTCTGGAGTAATTAAAACAGGTGGTTCTTGATATTCTAAAACTCTTTTGGAAGGGTAATAGTAGGTTCCTTCCACAAAGTTATTGTCTTTCAGCCATTGAGTTAATGGTGCGACAGTTACCAATGCGAAAGGAACATACCATTCTTTGTTTTCAGGATTATACCCAGCCCCCTTAAAAGCTTTGACGCCTTTTACTAAGCTTTCATTGTACCTAAAACCAATATGCCAATAAGAATTGTCTTTATAATAGTAATTCACGCATAAATTCTTCTCGATTTATAATTCTAAGTCCTTTTTCTTTTGCCTTTTTCATCTTACTGCTATTACTGTTCAAATCAGCAACGACCAATACCGTACATTCCTTTGTCACACCATCCACCACCTTATGACCTTTACCTAACAGTAAGGTTTCCATCTGCTTGTCTCTGAAGCCTGTCATGCATACAACCATCGCATTTTCTGCAAGTGGTGTAGATTTAGGCGACTGGACATAGGTAATATTCACTCCGGGATAGATACCTATATGTTGGAGCTTAATAAGCCCTTTAACAAATGAACGTGCCAATATTTCGCCTATCCCGTTAACTTGTTCCAAAGACTTAGCTAAATAGGTGGCTTCGGCAATACTGTTAATTTCGTACGAAATGGTTTTTACCTTTTCTGCCATTTTAGGGTCAGCGGCATCAAAAATTTTCTGACATGTGCTTTCAGCAATTTTACCGTCAAAAATATTGAGAGCCGTCATGTAACGTGCCATCGGCACGCCTTCGGTCAATACTTTCTGTATTTGGTCGTAAACTGTTTTGCCCTTAGCTTTACCGAGCAGCTTTTGGAACTCGGCTGTATGCGACTCTAAAATCGTTTCTATGCTGCGATAGCCAAAATTATAAAGTCTGCGAATAGTAGGCTCTTCAAACTGCTCACACCCCATTGTACGGAAAAAATAAACCATTTCACTGATTACCCGTTCTTTACATTTTGTATTGGTGCATACTAAATCAACGTTGGTTTCGTTCCATTTTAATGGCTCTCCGCACGAAGGACATATAACAAGTTCATCACACATCTTTTCAAACCTTACTTCGCTATACTCCAATGTCTTCAAGTGCTTAGGAATTACATCACCCCCACGTGTCACCTCTATAACTGCACCCTCACAAATGTTGTTTTCCACCAAATATGCAGCATTATAAGCCGTCGCTCGGCTCACGGTTGCTCCGTTAATTTCAACGGGTTCTATAAGAATTACAGGGTTTAGAACGCCTGTTTTGCCAATACCTTTTTCAAGCCCTGTTACTTTGGTCTGGTAGGTGTCACACCATTCTTCACGCTTAAAGGCAATCGAATAAGCTGGATTTCCATTTGGTAATCTTCCAAGTTGTTGTTTTACCGCCCATTCGTTAATTTCCAAAACAATACCGTCTATCTTGTATTCTGCATCAAATTCATCATGCAGTTCCAAGTCTATAAGGTCGTTTAGGTCAACATCATCAAGCTCCAGCAGTTCTTCAATTAGGTAGGTTTTAGATGGCGTTACATTTTGATAACGGTTACGCAACACTTTCAACTGGTCGTCCTTATCAATAGGCTCATCAATACCATACCGCACAAAATCAATATAGAAGAGGACAGGGTTTTTATAGCCATCTGCGGAATTAAATACACCCGCTACCATATTACGAGCATTCTTATAAGAAACGTGCAATTGTTCCTTTAAATGTGCAAATGTAGTTTTCTTACAAATGGCTTCCCCCCACGTATGCACATTGCAGAAATATCCTTTGGGCTTGCCATTGTTCATTCGGGTGAAATGTGCGTCACTGCGCTGTCCCTCTATACCGTCGCCACGTGTCCACGCTTGGTCGCCATCCATATCGTAGGTTAACAGGCTAATCCCGTCAAACTTTGGCATCGCCACAACTTCAACCGCACCTGCTGCGAGCATCTTCTGTAACCACTTGCGCAACGGCTTAATTTCCTTAATCTTTTCAAGACTATACATAGGGACGGGCAACTCTTCCATTCGGTCGTTATCTTCTACGGCTTCAACTATCCCCTTACTAAAAAAGATGTCTGACGGGTCAAGTTTGCGTAGCTTTTCTACTAGCGCATCATATTCCACGTCAGACATAATACTTTCACCGTTTCTGTAAGCGGCATTTGCCGCTAACAGTTGGTTTCTTAATTCTTCACAACTAACTTTCTTTGCCATAACTAAATCAATTTTTATTTTCTTGTTTGGGTAACTGTGCCACAATACTAATAATTTCGTACTTTTCAGCAACTTTTAATTTGCGGTAGGTTGCTACTCTAGTTAAATTCCCACACCCTACCGGACAGTCTTCGTGCTGATGAAATTTATAAAGCGCACAAACACTGTGACCATCTTTATATTCTTCAAATGCCAAAATATCCGCTCCCCAAGAATTTTCTGTATCTATACAAATAGTTTCACAGTTTCTGTATCCCTTGCGGATTAACATTTGGTTAACTTCACTAACTGTTAATACTTTTCTTTTCATGACTACCTTGTTTTATTGATTGACACTACAAAGGTAGTCATAATTTTTGAAATAACAAGACTCCACCCGAATTTTTCTTAGATTTATCTATTTAAATCAACTTTTGTAATCCACATATAATCATCAGTGCCAAACTTAAAACTTTCCTTGTGAATGGATTGAGTTTTCTCCATCAATACTTGGTGTGTCATACCATTAGCAAAGTTCATACCTACATTCAACACTAAAGTTGTAATATCTTGCGCATCACGGACTTCGTTAAAGCGACATTCACGAGTTTTTAAACGCACCTCTGGTGCAATATAAGCACGGTAAGTTCCCATTATATTCACCAGCAAAATAGAACAGTCACAATTCATTACTATACCTTTGCAACCATTCATTATCGTCCTAAATAATTCTTCATTTATCATAACCAATCATTTTCCCAATTGCTTCACGCTTTTTAATTTCTACTTGGTCATTGCCGCCACGTTCCATTCCTTTCTTGAAACGCTTATGCAAAACTTCCTTTTTCTTTTCATCAGGCAAGCCCTTAAAAGTACCAACGCTAAAATTTGGTATCTCATTAGGTAACTCCTCAAATTCCATAATCGTACCGCATTCTTCACATTTCGTTGGTTCAAAAATAAATGCTGGAACCATCTTTTTAAGCGTTTTGTTATACTTCATCTGGTATTTGCCCACTTCTTTAAACTGCCCATGCCCTACACAATTTTCATTTGGACATCTCAACACATACATCATAAATAGTTCCTCCTTCCATATTCTGCAATTAACAAACTGTCAACCAAGTTGTCATCAGGCTTGGTGCATTTCGGTGTACGTAATAAGTTCTGAGTTGGAAATAACCGTTTGGCTGCTAATATAGACATAGCTTTCTTATCTTCTGACGGTTTTACTCCTTCATGCATCTCTTTTTGCCACTTTTTAGGTGCTACCCGATGAACAGGTACGCCACACATAATAAATGCCATACGAAGTGCCCAAGTAACGCCCCCAAAATTAAAAGTAGCTGTAGCTGATGAGCCATGTACTGCGTGCACATCCTCAATTACTACAACGGTATATTGCACATCACAATCTTCCATTATCTTTAATGCCAACTCAGCTATTCCATTTTCATCAACCGTTTTGTCCACCTTTGGTACAGGATAGTGCGCAATACTGTTTCTTTTCATAACAGTTATGTAACCTTCTTTTCCTGGATCAATCCCGATAACCGTCCAATTGATTTCACTATTCAATGTAACTTTCGCCATTTTCTTTTATTATAGTTAAAGTCTGCGCTCCCGCTCGTATGTTCATCACATGACTAATTATATAAACTGGATAGCCTACATCGTTTAAACTTTCCAAAAGCAGTGATAACCCCAAAGGATCAGTACCTTCCAATACTTCATCAATCATTAGGAAATGCAAGCCACCCCACTCATTTGTTCCATTAATCATTTCTTGAAAAGCTTGTATCAATGCAACCTCTATGCGGGCACGTTCCCCGCCACTAAATGACCAGAATGGTTTATATTCCCCTTCTGCCGTAATAACTGTAACAGTTATTTCCTCCTTTATTTTTCCTTTAGCGTTAACTTTAAAGCCATCTATGGAAAGCCGTAGCTCTGACTTTTGTTTTTGGAGAGCTAAATTAGCAAAATTTTGAATGATACGCAACTGCTCACAGGCTAAAGACATTTTAAAAGATTTAAACCTCGCACCCCATTCCACATTGTCAGCTATCTTTTGTTCATAGTCAGCTTGTAACACACATGCCTTTTCCAGCTTCTTTTCTGTCAGGGTAATAAGCCCTTCCAACTCTGCTTCCTTAGTAGTAAGGTCTTCTTCTTCGGCTTTTGTTATAGCTTCTAAAAGCTGGTTACTTTCCTCATCACACTTTGCAATCGCTATATTTAGCCACTCAATTTCTTTAGTGGTGTTAGCCACCAATCCTTGATGTCTTTTTATTTCAAGCTGTATTCTTGTAATGTCACTTTGCAGGGCACGAATGTTACGTATATTTTCTTGCTCAGCTGTACGAACAGCAGAAGTTTGCGTATCAAACTGTTTTGCTTGTAGCAACAACTCTTCCAAGTTCTTTTGGGCTAAAGCTATATTTTCCGAAATATCCTTGCATGAATCTTGCTTCTGAGTTATTTCTTTTGCTATAGCCTTTAAGTCTGCATTTGGGTCAACTATGGAAAATGTATGCTTGCACTTTGGGCACGTTGCAGTGCCTCTCAAAACACTTTGTAACTCTTGAATAGACAAAGAAAGTGCTTGGGAAGTCTTGCGTTGGACATCTAACTCGCTACGATTCTTTAAAGTAGTTTTGTCAAATTCCTGACGTTTAACCGTAATCTCTTGGTATTGTGCAGCAAAATCCTTATTATTCAATTTTGCTAGAGAAGCATTAAACTGTGTCAGGCTGTCCGAAAACTCTTTTATTTTATCGTTAGTTAGCTTAATAGTCAACTCAGCATTCTTCTTTTGCTCTTGATACCTGTCGTAACGAGTTAATACTTCGTCCATAGAGGCTTCTAACCCCTCAATTTTGCTTTGCCGCTCGTCTTCCAAGTTACGCTCCGCCTCAGCTGCTAATTGTTGCTTATAGACGTTTATTTCACCTTGTATAGATGCTGCTTTAAATGCTGCTTCTTTAGCCTGCACTTCTAAAGGTTTATTCTTTTCCTTTATTATGTCATCCGCATTATCTAGCTGCTCCGCTTTAATAAAACGGCTTATTAATGCCAACCGTTCAGTATTGCTACTGGACACAAATGATTTAAAATTCTCCTTGTTAATCAGGTAATAGTTTTTTAAATCAGATGCGGATATGCCTATCCAATTAAGAATAAAATTGTTTCCATCTGCTACAGTAGCAAATACTACACTACCTTCTTCACCGTCAACAGTAAGTTCCAGCAACTGAGAACCTTGCATACGTAACGTTCGATGGATGTTAAGAGTGCGGTTACGGATTGGACAATAAATGTCTAACCAAATATGGCATTCAGTTTCGCCCCAGCGTATTAAATCCTTATCTAAAGTTTGTTTACGCAAAGGAGTAGCTAGGATTGCAAAAGCAATCCCAGCTTCCATCGCACTCTTACCCACACCATTCGTTTCCTTGCTTTCGGTTTCTGTCAAATTCTTGCCCTTTATCAAAACAGGTTCATTTACAAATGTGTGTGAAAGTTCTTTAAAGGATAAGAAATTCTGTAAGCGCAAATACTTTAACTCCATAACTAAATGTTTTGCATTATTTCTTCTTCTAGGTGCACCATCAGTACTTCATCTTCAGCTATTGCATCACGTGTCTTTTCCCCACCTTGTGCAAGCGTTTTACCCTTGTATTTAAAGAAAGACCCCGCCTTTTCAATCACACCCTTTTCTACTGCCAAATTCAAAATGTCCAATGCTGTATCAATACCTTCCCCAAAACGTATATCAAATTCTGCTTTGCGAAAAGGTGGTGCTACCTTATTCTTTGTTACTTTTACTCGGACATGCTTAGCATACTCTTCACCTTTATCACCTGCTGCCCCTGCGCTAGCAATGTCTAATCTTTGCGAAGAATAAAAACCTAATGCCTTTCCTCCGGGAGTTGTGCGGGGGTCACCAAACATCACCCCAATTTTATCCCGATATTGATTAATGAATAACATTACGATGTTATTACGTTTAATATCCCCAATAAATCCAGGAAGCCACGTAGACATCAAACGAGCAACTGTACCCATTTTAGCATCACCTACATCTGCGTCCAAATAACATTTAGGAAAGAGTGCAGCCACGCTATCAAGCACAATTAACCCAAACGCATCTGTCTTAATTGCTTCCCTAATAATTTCAAAACATTCTTCCGCAACTCCGGGCTGGCACAATACAAATCTTTCGGGGTCAGTATCAATTCCCAATGCTTCTACATAATCAATATCTATAGCATTTTCACGGTCTACATACAACACTGCTTTTCCCTCGGCTTGGGCATTTACGCAAGCTTCTAGAGCTAAAGTTGTCTTACCACAACTTTCGTATCCCATCAGTTCGATAATTCGCCCTTTGGCATACCCGCCACCCAAAGCCAAATCCAAAGATAAACTACCCGAAGGCAAAAACTCTACTCCTGTGCGGTTATCACCTGCTACAACTTCTTTACCGAATTTCTTTTGCACGGTACTTACGAAATCTTTTACTCCTGCCATTTCATTATTTCTTTTAATAATTCAAATCCTTCTTTATAGTTGTAGCCCTTTTCAGCGCAAAAGGCTGCAAACTTATCTTTTAAGTCTTCTCCCGAAAGTTCCTGCGCAACTTCCTTTTCTTCAACTTCTGTAACTTCTACGTCAGTATACTTTGCTTTTACGGCTATACCGTGCTCTGTAAACCATTTCTTGTTAATCCCTTTAACTGATTGCTGGTCGCCAATCAACACTACCCTAGAATGTGCGTTTTCATCCACTTCCTTATACAATTTTTGTAAATCAGTTTTGGAAACTTTAGCTACATCCACATTTATTTCACGATAAGGCACAAAATCAGATTTTATAAAATCAAAGCTGGTATCGCTGTATAACACGGTAAAACCTTTTTCTTCATCTTCCCCAAAATTGTTTTGTCTTACAGATGGTAAGTGAAAAACATTTGAAGCTGGCTGTTGAGCATTGTGATAATGCCCTAATAATACTTTGCCGTAATTGTGAAACAACTTTGTTTTAATACGGTTCTCCACCACCTTGCCATCGTTATTGATAGAACCTTGTACGGCTGTATGGCTACAAAGAACCGATTTTGTTCCTGGAGGTGGCTCTAACTGTGCAAACTTATCCAACCACATATCCACCGAATAGAAAGGCACAAAATCAAAATCTACCCCACCTATTACACGGGCTTGAGGCGTCTCAATAAGGTCAAATCCGGGATGATATTTATAGGGGGTCAGAAAGCTTTCATCTGCCTCATAATCTGTCTTATCATGATTTCCAGGAATACAAATAATGTTTAAACCTGCTTCGTAATACATGTTCAACATTTCAGTTAAACAATTCAACAGCTCCTGCCGTTGGCTTAAACGACTGTCAAATATATCTCCTAGCCAAACAATTGTTGTCACCCCCAACTCTTGAGCTAATGCAATTTCTTGTTCAGCTAAATCAAACAAATCAAGCGCATTATCTTCCTTCAGGTGCTTGTCTGTACTAAAAATTGCAATCGGTTGTTTTCCCATAATATATTTTGAAATAAAAGGCGGACATAAATGCCCGCCCTAATTTTATGTAATAAGATTTACTTTTTAGCTTTTGCGGCTGCTGCGGCTTCTTTTTCAGCACGAAGTTTACGTATGCGCTCAATAGCAGTCATTGCTCCATTACTGTTTGCGTCAGCTGGAGGAGCAACAGGCGCAGAATATTCTGGTGCGGGTGCTGATTCATCAACAGGTTCTTCGGCACTTGTTTCATCTTCACCGTTCCAACCATCAATATGTGGTATATCGTACCCCAAATCTTCTTTCTTAATAGCAAGCTGGTAAGTTTCTTCCAGTTCATCACCCATGTCTTCAAGTGTAAACTCATCGTAACCTTCCCCGTATTGACGCACAAATTCAGTATTGATCACGCTAAGTTTTTCTTCAGGGGTTGGTTCAGCTGGTTTCTTTTTAGCTACGGCTTTCTTTGCTGCCGGAGCTTTTGCGGCTGGTGTTTTCTTAGTGGCTGCTGGTTCAGCTTTGGTTGTGCCTGTATTAAGCGGAGAAGTTGCAGAATCTCCTTCACCAAAAGGTAAATCATCTGTGCCGCTTGGCTTTCCAGTATCACCTGTCTTTTCGGCAACCATTTCAGCCATCTGTTCAACCATATCCAAAAACTCTTCATCGGCAAAAATTTTGTAAACGTTTTGTTCGTCAAAACGTTTCAACCCTTCCAATGCAAGGTCAAAATCACGCTTCTTATAGCTGTCAACATACAGGCTTTTCAGGCTTGGTAACTTTTCAAGTTGTTCCAAGGTGGAATCCGAAACGGCATTTGCCCCAAAATATTCATCCCAAGACTGCCCCATTTTTAAAGGCAAGGATTTTAGGGTAACTTCTTTCTTATTGTTTGAATCCTTGCCCTCTGACCACTGTATAGGAAATCCAGTATTAGGATCGCTAAACATATCAATAGCTGCGGTATTGTTTTGTGCACAAAGGTCAGCACTCTCTTTATTCAAAGCTTCCATTTGTTTTGGCTTCAAACTGTCACGCCATATCTTTCCCTCAATAAAAGCATAGTAAACATACTCCAACTGTGGTCGTATTCCTGGAACCCATGTACCATTCTTACCACCCATACGATAGCCTGTAACGGCATTCAGGTAACGATCTTTTTCATCACCCTGATAAGCGTCAGCTTTTTCATACACACGCTTAATGTACTCCTCTATAATGTCATAGGGAAAACCACCATGCAAAGTTCCGAGGAATATCTTTTTGTTTGCAATCTTTTTGCCAATCACTGTTCCATTGGCATCTTTATCATCCATTTCTACTTTCAACATCGCTGTAAGCATAGGAACATAAGGGCTATCTCCTGGATCATGTGCGGGTAACACTCGTTTGATAGTAATACCGTCTTTGTTTCTCCAGAAAGGTGCATAATCACCGTTCGCACCATAATAAGTATCAAACTGTTTTGTTTCAGTTACTGTTGCATTTACAGTTGCAAGGGGTGCAGCTTTCCATTTACTGCGGTCAAATCCTGCCATAATTTTTCTTATATTAATCGTTAATAAAACTTAGTACATTCTCATTAATTTCTTTATTCACTTTGGACAATTCTTTCAGCAATTCTTGTAAGTCCTTCACTTCTCGTTCCCCAGCCACTTTGTGACAAGCCCACTTAATAGCTAGCTCCAACGAAAGCCCAAACGCTACATCGTCCATTTTGCCTTCGGGGTGGCGTGGACTGTTACTTGGTTTATACACATATAAATCATATGCTGATGGATGTGCCTCACAGGGCTTCATGTATACATTTCCAGCTAATAAAATAAATCCGTCAAAAATTGTTGATGTTGCCATATTAATATCCTTTTTTAGTTATCACAAAACTATTTACGCTACTCTCCACCAATTCCCCGAGTAATTCTGTAGGTGTCACAGGTTTTAACAGATTGTTTAACTTTTTAGACTTATCCTGTACTGCCCATTGCAAAGCATCCAGTACATTAAAGTTCTTTTGGGCATCAATATAATCGCAACATAATGCCTGATAAGCATCATCAAGTAACAGGGCTTCATCCAATGCTTTTTCTGACAGTTTTATCCACTCACCTTCAAAAGAAAATTTTCCTTGATTAGCATTAGCTTGCTGTCGCCATCTACGCTTCGTATCAGCCTCGCATACATCTCTTTCCAGTTTCTTTTCGGCTAGTGCCTTTTCCGCTTCCGCTCGTAGCAGCCCGACCTTATTTAGAAGCGCACTAACTGTAACGGCTTCGCCATATAAATTCCCATAGTCAATAGATGTTAACTGATCTATGTCTATGCGCCCACTAAAGCCGTTTGTTTCAAGCGTTACGGGCACATCATTAAAATGCACAAGAATTTCCATATCTACAATGTTAAAGTTACAATTCCAGTTTCAAAATTGGCACGCAAAATATTTGTCTCCTTGCGCTTGTCATAAGACAATGTACCATTTATAAGGATAATATTTGCTCTGCCTGCGGCAAGAAGGTCAGCAAGTTGCTGGTATTCCTGTTGGAATATCATTATTTCTATAAATTCATAATTCGCTTCTAACAATATTCTTGCCATCATTTCACCCTTTCGGGTTTTCTTAATTTCCAATTCGGCAATAAATCCAGCAAGCACTATATATCCATTATGCGGCAAGTGTTCAACATCCAAACACTCTTCTACGGTGGCATACTCATAGTTTTCTGGAAATTCCTTTTCAAATTTTTTGTATATCTTTTCATAATCAAAGAAAGCCAACCCAGACACTTTTTTCTGTAAAAGAGCCCACCACCACGCATCATTTGCGTGTCTGTCTGCCCCTGTCAGCACTACATCATCTTCCTTTACCGTTACACTAGCCTCTCCTAAGTATTGTACTAATAAGTCAATCCTTTCCTGAGGTTTGGTTATATTTTCAAGTGAATCAAACGCCCCTGCCAAAATTAAATTCCTAATGACGCGACTGTTAACTGCCGAACCCTTCCATTTATGCCGACTAATAAAGTCACTCAAAGAAAAGTATTGCCCATTTTCTTCTCGTTCTTTTAATATCTGAGTAGCTGCCTTTTCAGCAACTTGTTTAACTCCGGTTATCGCCCAATATAAAGCCCTTTCTTTAAAATTAATAACCACATCCGTACTGGAAATGTTTATGTCCACCTGCCGAACTGTACACATCCCTGTTTTATTAATTTCAGCAATGTAACGAGAATAATCGAAGTCCTGAGCATACTTAAATGCTACGCTCCAATATTCAATTGGATAATGTACTTTTATCCATTGGCTAATATACCCTGTTATTGCATAAGCTGCGGCATGACTACGGTTAAAAAGATAAGTACTTGCTTTATCAATAGCATCCCATACATCTTCACTGTACTTCTGTGTTACATGATAGTTGTCACGGTAATAAGGAATAAACCGTTCTTTGTACTGCTGCAAGGCTTCGTACTTCTTCTTTACCATCGCTTTACGCACGTCATCTGCTTCAACTAGTGACAAACCACCTAGTTCACGGCAAAGTTGCATAATCTGCTCCTGATAGGCAAACACTCCATATGTATTCTTAAGAATTTCAGCTGTACCTGTAAAATACTCCACCTGCTTCTGCCCCTCTTTACGCAACACATATTCGTTGTGAAAATTATTTTCCATCGCTCCAGGACGATATAAAGAAATAGCTGCAATCAAGTCCTCAATGTTTTCGGGTTTCATCTGGCGGCAATAACCTGTCAGCCCACTACTTCCAAAGTGAAAATTATCTTCATTCCACCCATTTTGGAAAAACCTGTAAACTTCTTTGTCATCCAATGGCACGCTAAATATGTCTAAATCAACATTTTCATGCTCCTTAATTAACCGTACCATATCCTGAAACTTGTCAAACTGTGCTACACCTAAAACGTCCTCTTTTAAGAACCCTGCTGCATCCATTTCGCCACCTTCCCATTCCGTTACATAATCATCTCCTTGTTTACGTATCGGAACCCATCGGAACATATCATGCTCATCTGGGAAAACCATCATCGCACAAGCGTGGATACTTTGGGCTTTAGGAGCAGGCATAATCAGCATCACTTCGTTAATTAAGTCAGAATATTCTTTTACAAATTCTTTCACACGGGTATTAGCACAAGCAATCTTAAATAGGTCTTCCGGCTTGCGGTCTTTCACATCAAATGCCTTCATCATTTCGTTCATTTCCTGAAAGTTAAGCCCATATACTCGTGCCATATCTTTAATCGCTGCTCGCAACTGCAATGCACTATATGTACCCACTGAGCAAACTTGCTTCCACCCGTAACGTTCTTCCATATATTTCTTTACACGAGGTCTGTCTACTCCGGGATAATCACAGTCAATATCGGGGAGTGACACCTTAACACGTCCTGCATTCAAAAAACGCTCAAACAGTAAATCGTAACGCATAGGATCAAGTTTGGTAATACCAAGCAAATAAGATACCAAGCATCCCCCAGCTGAACCACGGCTAATGCCTGTCATAATATCATTACGGTGACACCAATTAATAATATCCCAAGTGATCAAAAAATAATCAATTGCTTCACCTAGCTTAATAACGCCCACTTCCCGATCTATGCGCTCCATAATAACATCTTCACCCCATGTTTCTAACAGGTCAGGATGTTTCTCTAAACCGTCGCCTATAAGAGCCCAAAACAAATCTTCGTTAGTTTTATAGATAGCTGCTTCTTCAGGTGTCATTTTATAATGCGGCAAGTGCCGTTTCTTCACATCAATAGTAAATTCCATTCCCTGCGCAATATCTTCAAGTAAATTTACCGCCTCAGTAAATCTATAATAAGCGTCTTCAAACCCTGCATCTGTTTCTGGGAACATAGCTGCCAACTCAACAAACAACTGATCGTTTGCCTTAAAGTATTGGTTTTCACTTTCATAAGCTGTAGTGCCACCTATACTATGTAAGCGAGGTCGTATGCAACAATACTCTTCGTCTAAATACCATGCATCACTCATCGCAACTGGAAGTAAATGCCTATCCTTAAAAAACTTTTGTAAGTTCTTTAAATACCATTCGTCACGATTATCCTCCACGTATTCACAAGGATCAAGCTGATAAATAGCCACATCCAATCGCATTGAAATAAACTTATCGTAATCTAAAGTCTTTGGGTCAAGAAACAACATTAAATTATCATTGCGCAATGTTATCTTTCTAAAATCCTCTAACTCGATATACTTTAGGTTATCACAATTAATGAATTTGTTTATGGTCAAAAGATCACGCCAGCCTTTTTCATTCATAGCGTAAACTTTCACTGTAAAACGATAATCGTTAGGTACATCAAACACAGTGCATTCCATTCCAATGACACTTTTCAAGCCGTTGGCTTGGCATTCAGATTGAAATTTTAGTGCTCCGGCTAGAGTATTCTTTTCACAAATGCCTAATGTGTGCACCCCCAAAAATTTAGCCTTTTTGCACCATTCGGCATATGTACCTGTTCCGCTCATCATTTCATACTGCCCATGTACTCCCAAGAAAACAGAAGTGGGGATTTCTTGCTGCGCTTGTCCGATATACTTTAATCGTGTCAGCTTAACAGCATTCTCTTTCCCCTGTGCCAGCATGTAATAAACTCCTCCAAATTTGTAAGCATAAAAATCACATTCGGTAGTTATATTTTCACCCCGATCGCGCATTGGAACACCTACAAAATTAAAGTCGTCATCAAATAACGCTCCATCATAGGCGGGCTGATACAACTCAAATGTTTTTCCACCAATTTCTACTACAAAATCAGAAATTTGTATAAAAGACATTAAGTTGTTAACCAAATATGCTTTAAATTCTTCCATTCAGTTTTTCTTTTACTAATTTCGTAATATCTTCACCGTCTTCACAACCTTTATCCAAAAAGTACCTAGCAAAGTTTTCACTTACATGGTCATTCAGCTCGTATTTATCACTTTTAAAATTACAGAAAAAGATCTCCACCTTTTTCCCTGTAATTTCAGCCACCCGAAACAATGCTTCTGCTTCACAATCAAACCGCAAAGAACCGAACACAATATCGCACGTTTCCATTTCTTCCACAGGCATCTGTGTCCATTTGTCTGTAATATCATTTGCTGTCCAACGTGCCCAAACATCTTCACCTGCCAAAGTTTTTATGTACTCTCCCGTTCTTTGCAATAAATGGCGACCATTAACTTTAACACTGTCAGGTAATAAACCGTTTCCGGAGGTTGGCAACATAATTATTTGCGTAAGATTTTTCCAACCAGAATACACACTGCTATCTAGTAAAATGCCTCGCCCATGCCCTGTAAAAATATTCATCAATGTTTGACGAATACCTTCACTAAAATCTCCCATAATCATTGGGCGTTCTGCACAAGCTGCATCAACTTGCAGCTGTTCAGCCCTGTAAGTTTTACCGCTACCGATAACCCCTACCAATCCATATATCTTTCCTTTACGGCTCATATTGATCCATGAATAATTTAATACTTTTAAAATCTTCAAAATCGTTAGAAATGCGACATAGCGCAACTTCACAATTATGACAGCACACCTTTATCTTTTTGCAATCATTTCCCAGCGCAATTTCATTGCGACAAAATATCCATAAGTCCAAATAATCACACATCTTAAACAATCGGTACTGCAACTCCCCCATACCTTTCTTTAAGGCATCATCACTATAGGACTGAAGTGCTGTGTCATTACTGCATATTTCACGCTCTATTAAGTCCCATGCGGCTTTTGTTGCTAGATTAAAGTTTTTCACACAACTATTAAGGTCGCCTGTTACACTTTCAACATAATCGTGGAGTAATACCTTGTCGAAGACATTTATATCGTAGGAAACGTTCTCTTCTGAGGCAAACCAACGGAATAACATACCTACGACCAACCCATGTTCCAAAAGGTTATACCCCCGATGATGGGGGGTATTAGGTAGCCTTTGGATATCTTTCATCCCAAGCAGGATGTCAATTTTTCTAAAATTCATCTAAATCAATTTTTATTTTTGTTCAATTATAAATTTTGGTACAACTCGTTTAAATGAGGATTGTTAAACTCTACCACCTCTTTAAACCAATGACAGTAAATGACACGTGCCCAATCTTGAAAAAGCGGGTCAGCTTGTTTTTTGATATGTTTAAGTGCCTTTTCTTTAGGCAAAAAACCTGTTCTCACTGCTTCTTCAAATTTGGACAGCCCCTTTATCAGTAAGTCAAATTCATCAAGCGAATGATAAGTAGGCTCGTACTGAAATTCAATGCCACTGTCAAAATAGTCTTGATAATGTTTAGCAATTTCTTTTACCATTGGCAAAAAATCTTCGTAAACATGCAAGTTGTCCGCTTTATGATAATATTTTCCAACAGGTACGCCCACTATAGCAGCTACATATTCTTGCATCATTGTGAAGTTAAAAATATTAACTGCACTAAAGCCCCAAATAATGTCATTACTACGCATGTCCACATAGCAGTTCATTTTGCCGTCCACAATCATAAAATGAATGGAACGGGTGCAAGGGGTATCTTTAGTTTTAATAAGCGGGGAAGCATCTTTACCTGCAATGCCATTAAAATCATCACTCACAGGGTCAGCAATACTTATCACCGCTTCACGGGTGTCCATATCCTCTTTAAACTTCTCAATTACAAAGCGTAACTGATCAGTTGCGTTTTGATATTTGCTAGGAGCTTTCAAAGTACCCAAACCGTTCTTTTTTACTCCGTTACGATATTGACGTAATAACACCCCCTGCTCTGTCATCATCGCTGCCTCATTATCACCGTAGCGTCTTAATCTCGGACCATAACCCGCACGCATATAATCCCCGTCGTCAGAAAACTTTAATAGATTCTTCACATAAGAAGATGGCATTGTCAGGCTGTTATCACCACGAGCCAGCCAAAGACTTTCGATCCATCCTAATGTTTTGTTCCATTTACGTTCCGGCACACGCACATAACGGTCAGTCGGATTGGTAATACATACCATCACTGCTCCTGGAAATTCTGTGCAGCTAAATCCTCGTCGGATGGTCGGCTTGCCATTTTCCAACAACTGTTGACAAACTGCAATTAAAGCGGCACTTAAATTTTCACATTCTAAATACATAACATAATTTTTAGTTAAACAATAATTTCGCCCAACTTAGGCATTTTTGCTTTCCACTTTGGTGGAAATACGAACTCTATTGGTTTCGGGCTTTTTTCGTAAGTATGTTTTATACGCTCCTGTTTACCCTCTTTAAAAGTATGCCCCAATCCTTTTGCAAACTTGCTTGTTTCACATAAAGTATTCTGATAATTCGTAAGAGTAGGCACAGGTTCCCAAGGAAGAGGATGCCATTCTATTCCAAGCTCTGCACATAATGTGGTAATATTTTCCATAAAATGTTCTTGCAGCCATTTTATAGCTCCGACATAATCATACTTTTTGCCTGTTGCCCCCTCCATTATCCAACTAAGCCCTTTCAAACTTCCTGGTCCGGTGATTACAAAATCATTTTCTGAAAAATTGTATAGGGGAGAATAGTTTAAATCAATACAGTACTGCTGTGCAGTAAAATCGCCATAGATTTTCATCTTTCTAAACAGCCAAAACAATTCCTCAAAACTACCTGCACCTAAGAAGTCATATAAATGCCCATTTTGGAAAATTTCGTCATCAAAGATGGTAAAGTGAGCACGGTGCTTAGACATTCCCTTAATGTGGGCGTATTCCGGATTTTGATAAAAGCAACAATTCACAATATAGGCACTCCCGTAAATTGTTTCACCACTTGCCACTATTTCATCTAATACACGGGCTATTTCCTCAAGCCCCACTTCTAAAGTAATGTCTCCCAATTCCTTTTCAAGTATATCCCACGTTTCGCATTTATTAAAATGTTTAAACACTAAGATACGAAAAAACATATCTTCAGGCTCATACTGTTTGCCATTATAAATCACACGGCTCAATAAGTATTGGCTTACTCTGTCAAGACATCTATAAACGTTTGTGAACTTATAATTCTGCAAAATAGGGTCATCAGTCCACGGGCGTTCTTGCCCATTGTATTTTCTCCAAAACACGTTCATTCTTTCCACAATCCAATATAGATGATGGAAATAATTGTCATTAGTCTTAAATTCAGTTGCTTTCTTTGCCATTCTCAAAAGTTTCAAAAGAATTAAGTTGCAAATAATCAGATTGTTTACAATAGGTAACAAAGTCATCCACTAGTTCTGGCAAACCAATGAACCTTAAAATGTTCGCCCCGAGGTCATATACCGGAGTATTATACGGGCGATTGTACACCTCAACACAAGCCCCGAGGTCATTCACCTCTTTGGCTTCTTCTACGGCTTTTTTATAGTCGCTCTCAAATGTACCATGCTTGCGCCACATTGCATCCCCCTTCGGCTCTTTACCGGAACGATATACAATTCTTTGGCAATACTCATCCCATTGTTCATCTGTATAATCATAACGTATGTGTAGAATATTCAAAATTCCATTGGTTGCAGCCAACTCTAAAGGTCGCAGTCTCCATGACGCTGTTGTGCCCGCCCCGTCTATAATAACTGTATGACCAGCTTTAGACATTTCGGTTAGGAAGTAGCTTAGCCCCTCAGCCTTATGTAATCTTCCCGTAACACTGTCATAGCCCTGCCATCGCCTAATCCCTCCATTTTCGTAAAACTTACCAACAAACAACATATTTAAGTCTTTAGCGAACACGCCAATTTCACGTTCTTTGCCTTCGATATTTACAAATTTAAAAGGTTCAAACGATACACCTAAATGTTCAAGGTATTCCAGGAACATGTAAACCCTAGTAGATTTGCCACTCCCTGAAATACCTTTCACTAAAATTAATGTACCACTATCGGGTATCATTATTTCTTTTTCTTTGCTGGGGCTTTCTTTGTTTCTTCGCCTGTTACCAATGTAACAGCAGTTACACGCTTCTTAATTGGCTTTTCGTCACCGAATTTCACCATGCATTTTTCCTTGCCGTCACCGGATTGATACACACGAGTAATTTCACCCACTGCTCCGTCGCCATTTGTTAAGGTTACTTTGCTACCAACTTTCAGTCCCGGAACTTCTACACTTTCGTCCAAATTTTGACGTTTGGTTTCACGAGGTGCGGTGCTCTTTTCTTTCTTTTCTTTAGCAGGCTTCATTGCCTTGTCGGACTTGGAAGGAGTTTTGCGATTTTTCTGACGTGCGTCAAATTCTTTTTCAGCTTTTGCCAAACGTTCTTTTTCTTCCGGAGCCAGCTGTTCTTCACTTTCAAATTCTGTTACTTGGTTCTTTGCCGCCTGTTCAATAGATTCATCTTTTGTTTCTGCCACTTCAGCTTTTTTCACCGCCTTTTTGGGCGCTTTCTTAACCTCTTCCTTTGGTTCTGCTTTCTTAGCCTTTGCAGGGGTTCCTCCCATTTTCGCTAAAAATTCACTTGCCACCTTAACTTCTGTTTCGGTTGACTTTTCATTGTCCACGATCTCCTGCAATTGTGCAGCATCAAGTTTTCTGTACTTCATACGAAGTGCGAGTGCATTGTTCGCCATAATCTTCTTTAATTTAATTAATTACTTTTGTTTATTTATCTGTTGCAAATGTACGGGGATAAATTGGAATATACAAGATTTATCCCCGAAATTCTTATTTATTTTTCGCCTGTGTGACCAAAACCGCCTTCCCCTCTATCTGTAGAGGTAAGTTCTTCGATTGACTGTACTGTTGTAACAACGGCTCTTTCATGTTTAGCAAAAACAATCTGGGCAATACGTTCTCCGGGTTCTACGGTTTGAATTGATGCGGAAAGATTGATAAGCGGCACGCCAACGTCACCACGGTAATCACTGTCAATAGTTCCCGGAGCGTTAACCACGGTCAATCCTTTTTTCACTGCTGCTCCACTACGAGGACGAACCTGACCTTCATACCCCACTGGGATTTCCATGTGTAAACCTGTGGGGATAACTCTACGTTCCATAGGCTGCAATACAATCGGTCCATCCGGAAGCCAAGCACGTAAATCCATGCCAGCAGCTTCTCCTGTTTTGTACTCCGGCAATTCGTTGTTGCTTAAATTCAAAATCTTTAAATCCATTTGTAATTATTTTTAATTAATGATATGTCAGAATAACTGACAGTTACTTTTTTGTCATTTATACGCAAGTCTGCAGAATCTTTTGCTGGGTTATTACTAATCACTTCCACAATTTCTCCATTATACACCACTAATGTTCCTCTATACAGAAGATACCACTTGTCATAGTTTCCTTGTACTCTTTTTTGCTGCTCGTCTTTATATTTAAAATTAGGTAACCCCTTCTTATTCCAAAAATATTTTTCGATAAATTTATCTACATCTACATTTTCATCAAAAATTGTTTCCTGCGCAAACCGTTCGCCCAACTGTTTTATTTTCAATCGTTTTCTTGCTGCTATGTCACATGCTACTTTTGCGTATGTTTTTTCTTGGTATATAATCGCACGCAAATGATGCGTTAAATATTCCAGCTGCAAATTAATAAGAAACTGCTTTAATCCGCTTTCGTTAACTTCTCGCTCCATAATCTTATATCTTTACTTCCACTTTATTGCAGAAAAAGTTAAAGGGGTCAACAGCCCCTGCCAAAACTTCCTCCAAATACTTCAAATCAATATTTCCAGGATCAACCCCCTCTTTGCGTATTGCAGTGACTAATACGCTATCAAACATATCACGCATCTTTAATGCCATATCTTTGCTTTCATTTATAGTGCCAAAGTCATACAAAAGAATAACATTTTTGACATCTTTACGCAACAATGTTTTAAGTTGTCCTTGCCCTATATTGTTGCCAAAAGTAAAACAACATTTTATATCTTGCAAATGCTGAAGTCCCAATAAATTATCAATATTTATTTTGTCAAAAATCCCTTCCACTATAATTACAGTGTGTGTCACTCCCTGCACTATTTCATCACAGCCACCAAGCAAATCCTGAAAATTATTTTCACTGTTACGATAGCGCAACACTAAAGAAGCCTCATGTCTTTTATATGCTTCCAAATTTTCCGAATGCCATTCTTTAGAATAGCGACTGCGTGCCCACCAAGCAACACATACACCATCTACTTTCATCTTAAAAATGATGTAGTTATGTAATTTCGGTTCTAACATGCTCGTAACGTAGGATGGTTCAAATTCTTTGTAATGCTCCGGTTGGAACCCCCTACTGTCCAAATACGGATCATTAGATAATGGTTTTAACCGCATAGGCAACCTCACAGGAGTTGGAGCTAAGTCTTCGGCTGTGTCCATAGTCTGTTTCATCCAATCAGATAAATCATAACTTTCTGCTTCCAATTTTGGGCATATATCCAATTCATTTGGTTTGACAGTATAAGTCATCTTAGCAAGGTCTTTGCGTCCGGTTTTCTTAAGAAACTCAAACACAGGCACTTTACGTGGACAACGCCAACAATGAAATGTCGCTGCGCCTGTTTCGTTAAAGATAATGCCCCATTTACCCGCTTTACCACAAAAAGGACATTCCATATCTTTATTAGTCATCCATCCTCTGCCGCCAAAAGGCACAAGCCCAAAATCTTCTATTATCCTATCTTTATCGTATCTCATAGTTATGTTCTCTTACGAATAGGTTTTACTTTCTTGGCTCCATTCAAATATTCTTGCAAAGTATCACGCTTATGCTGCTCATCCAATACTTCAGGTGGTGTCTGTTGAATTGTTTCCCCCTTCTTGACTACTCTAGTAGTCCAAACTCCGGGTTCTACCTCTACTCTTTCTTTTTGACCACCAGCCACATCTTCACCGTTAGCCTTCTTACCCCTACGGGTTTCTAGTTTTTCTAAAGCCGATGTATCTAACACCTGTTCAACTGTCGTTGACCTACCCATGTCATAGAAAAACCCATTTTCAAAATTAGTAGGAATGCGTACAATAATACCGTCATTTTTATAATTACGTAACTTATCACAATAAATACGCATAAGTTTCTGCTTACTTTCTTCAATTGTCATGTTACCTGTAAATACAAATGAAAACGGCTTGATAAGTGTGCGGTCTCCCTCTGTGTTATTACGGGTAATAACACGAGTAGGGTCGTTCCATATTTCAAAAGGCACATCACTCGTTTGGGTAGCAACAGCGATAACACAGTCATAAGTCTTTGCCATATCTTTCAACTTTTGTGCGCAACGTTGCAAACGATACTTTAAAAAGCTAGGATCAAAATCTATCTTTTTGTTCTCTCCTGTCAACAGCAAATCCAAACTGTCTATATTTATTAAATCAGGATAATAACCATACTCCATTTTATAATCCTCTATCACTGCTACTATATCCCCTAATGTCATGTCTACCATCTGATCTGTAGCATATAGGTCAATATCGCTATTAACAGTAATAGCACGCTTAACGACAGCTCGCAGCCTTTCAGCGGTTTCGTCGCTAATATCCCCCCGCATTATCTTTGAGTAAGTAGTATTTGCAAGCATCTGGTCAAACTTAACCGTAGCTTCTTCTGCACCGCCTTCTAGCTGAATATGCAATGCATGATTATGCGCAATAGAAGTATTGTACCATGCAAGCCATTTTAAAAACGTGGACTTACCTGCACCAGAACGCATTATCATTAATAGGGTATCCTGTCGTGGCACACCCCCATCAGTAAGTTCATCTAAGGTCGTAATCCCAAGTGGTACTTTTTGTCTTCTAACAGCGTCTTCTGCTTTATTCTGTATACTGCTTAGGCTGCGTTCAAAATCTCTATATATTCGCTTAAAACGTCCTTTTCCACCTTCCAACGAAAAGGTATTAATTTCTTCCATGCGCTTTCCAAGCAAATGCATGGCTTCTTCTTGTCGTCCTTCATTGTACATGTCAGAAATTTCTCGCTGGGTAGCCACAAAAGTCTGACGCTTAATAAATGTTTCCAACTGAGCAACCATTGGCTCGTAATCCGGTAATTTAAGTGCTCGTACTTCTGCCAGCTTTTTCGCTACATCCTGATTATTAGGATAAGTCATTTCCACCATGCCATAAGTAGCTAATCCTCCCCCACTTCTTAAAGTATCAGCTAACACTTTCAACATTGCTTTGCACCCACCCATTTCGCGGGGGAAATTGCTTAAATCTAAATTTTCTACAACCATGTGAGCAAATTGCTTGTTAGCAAAAGCTAACCTCATCATCTCCTCAACAAAACTTGGGCTGAGAACCGCATCAATTCTTTTGCCCATATCCAAAATTATTTAATGATTTATTTTTCCACATTCTCTTAATAGAATCCGAAATTTTCTTATTTTGTTCTGAAGTGTGGCTTTTTCCTAGATGTGATTCGGAAAGTTTACGTCTAGTTTCTTCTGAAGCATGTTTCCCAAAATTTGGATTTTTCTTTCCACTACATGCTTCGGATATCCTTTTTTTAGTTTCTTCAGAATGCCTTTTTCCTTTCATTCCAGAAGATTTTCCTAAATGAGCCTGACGAACTTTTTCTTTAGTGGCTTCAGAACAACGTTTTCCCCAAGATGGATTATTTTGCCCCAAATTAGCTTGACGGTAGCGTTCTCTTGATTCTTCTGAACAAATTCTACCAACCACTCCATCCCCTCCATCAGTAGAATTGTACCCGTTTCGTTTGGTATCGTACCTCTGGATGAAATGACACTCAAGGAAATCAAGTTTGGCTTTCAGCTCCTTCTGCGTAGGAGCTTCCACCCACATCACTTCCTCAGCGATGAAGTTGTCCTCGCCATACTTTCGTATGGCTCGGTGAAACTTATTATCGCAACTTTTCTTTGAATCCATTATATGCCTTTTCCATCTTTTTTCGATAGTTCTTAAAGTTTGACCAATGTAAATTTTATCATTAGGCACACACACTATTTTATAAATATATCCTTTATTCATATTAAACTGCTTCAACTTTAATTTGTACCGTAGCTTCCCTTAGTTTATTAATAGCCATATAGGAAGAACTAACCGTATCGTCATGCCCGCTTATGCTTTCAAGCGTGCCCTTATCGCTACGAAACGCTACACTATTAAACTCGCCAAACATCTGGTCTACCTTTTCTTGGCTATCTGGGTGATAAGGGCACTTTAAAGCACCTCTTTCAAAAAGTGCAGAAAGAGACGCCCAACCTGTTCTAAGATCTTTCTTATTGCCTGCGGTTGTGGTGAATGGTGTAATATTCTTAATACCCATCTGTACACACATATCAGCTAAAATTGACTGAAAACCATTGTTTTCTACAACGATTTCATTTGGTTTAAACAGCCTGTCAAGCTGTGATATTTTTTGTATCTGTTCGTTATGTGACAGCCCCTTTTCCCGATATATATACAGTAAGTAATAATTTTCTTGTAAATCTTTCCCCCAAACTGTGTAACACGTATAGTCAGCCCCCACATTTCCAGAAATAGCAAAGTCACATCCAATAACTACTCTAGCAAGTTTAACCGGAAAACTTTCAACATTATCTACGAGCCTAATATGCTCCATGCCGATAGTACTCCTCCTAAGGATCTCCCACGGGAAAATAGTGCTGTCGTCCGATATAGGCACTACTAAATACTCACGACTAAAAACTAGAGTGCCAACTGATGCCTTTTCCTGCATTAATTTATCAAATGTAAAACGGTCAGGAGATAATAACCGCCCATTAGGATCAATTGCAGGGTATTCAAAAACCATGAACTTCGGGTCCTTCTTCAAGTCCGCATATAAGTCATCCTGTTGGTATGGTGTGCCATCAACTATGTTATAGCCATACGGCTCAACAATAGGTGTGATACCGCCTTTAAATAAGTCACGTAATTTCTCACGCTGTTCCAAGCTATAAATACTACTTTCATCAGGTAAGTCATCGCTCACTGCTGCCCCCACATGAAGCCCACGAATAAAACCATCCTTTCCACGCAAGTGAAGTTTTGTGCCATTTTCACATTCAATGCTTGTAGCTGCTAGGGATGCCTTTCCATTTGGATTCAATTTAGCAGCTAATGCTTCATTCGTACGAATTTCGTCGGCTACTTTCTTCAGATGCTCTTTGCCAAGTGTTTCGGTATTGGTAATAATGCAGGTTTCTTGCCTATTCTTATTGTCAGGAGTATCTGGACGCATAAAATTTGGTCGCCTGTAACTGTACAACCGCCATAATGGAAACGCCATACAAAACTCATAAGAGTTATGAACAACAGTTCCATCTTCTAATTGAAACAGATGATCACCATCGCACATAAACCCATAATAAGCACCTTCGCCTGCTTCTTCTACCCACACACTGCCTTTCTCAAAAACAGGGGTGTCATACGAAAAAACTCTATAACCCCTAAACCTGTCCCGTTTATACTTAGTATAGGTAATAAACCGCTTCATTGCAATTTCTACATAGTGTTTACGTTTGGTGTCCCAAAGGCAAAGAATGTGTTCAGGATTAACAGTGTAATCAATGCCATTTTCTTGATGAACAGTGTACAGCTTGGAACTTCCAATATGCCTCGTTAAAACTTTGCGTGGGGTAAAATCAACCCCCATCACCTCCATTCCTGGATAAATATCTTCAATGTTTTTCACTGTCCAGTCTGCCATTAAAACAGGTGTCCCAGCCGCAAAACATTTACCATGTGAACGAGCAGCCAAATATGCACTATTTGGATATAATTGAATCATATTTCCCCATTCAAGGTTTCTCCAACCCTGTCGAAAATTAGGAAGCATCGTAGTTTTAAAATAGTTATAAGACTGCACTTTTAAAACTTCATCCATGCTCTCTTCTAGCTGGTCAACATAACTCAACCGTTCAGTATCTAAGGTGGTGTTTAACGATAACACATTATTTGTTTGCGTAAATATTTCTGCCAGCAAATTATCCATGTCATTTCCATACGCTCCACATAACTGATTAAGTGCCACTGGAGGCAAGCTATCAATTATACTCACAGCCGTAGAAAATACTGTGTCTAACTGCTTAAAAGACAGTTTATTGTCTTCGTTAAACTGTATCATTATCTACACTAATTGAAAAGTTTCTCTAAATCTAGAAGGCTTGCGAGTTGTTTGTACTGCCCCTCCGGTTGCGCTCTCCCCACGTAATGACTTAATGTAATCCAACATTAAATAAGCATTAGCTCTAGTGTCAGGAAGTGCTCTATGTGCGTCTACAAGCTCAATTCCGGCTAAACGGCAACATGTGCCTAATTTATAATTTTCTTGTTCAAGTGCTCGATAATAAGCTATCTTCTGGGTATCTTCAATCCACCGCACATAATTATACAGGTTGTCGCCATGATCTTGAAACAATGCTTCTATAAAAGGAATATCAAACCCTTGAAAATTATGTCCACACAAAACTGCACCAATTTTAGGATTCTTGTATTTGCTCAATAAGCTTGCATAAGCTTTATAAACATCCTTAACATCTTCCCCATTTGTTTGCAGATAATTCTGTGATAATCCATGAGTTTGTTCGGCTGCTGATTGCCATATGTAATCCTGTTTGTAAGGCTTGATAATAGCATCAAATTCCTCCACTATTTTTAACTCTTGAATGTCAATTACGACTGCGGCAAGTTCTACCAATAAAATGTCATGGTAAGCTAACACAGCAGGTTTGCCTTTTCCACCTTTTGATGGTAATCCCGATGTTTCGGTATCGCTTACAATCATGTACTTTAAACTACTTCTCATAATCTATTTTTATTTCTTTAATAATGTCAATTTTTCTAAATCTTCATCGCGGGTTTCAAGGTCATCGTAAACAAGTTCCAAATTAACAACAGGATTGTCTTTGCCCTGTAGCCCCAAACGAAAATCATTAATAACAATCATAGGTTCGCCCTCTAATGTGAAATCAGGTTTCCACTGAAGTATTAAACCTCTCAATATTTTTTGATTTGTCCTATCACGAAATTCAAATATTCTTGTTTGATATTTTTCTTCCAATTTTGAAATAAACCTTTCAGCCTTTTCCCATAAATCCTCAGTGTTTACTTCAGTTTCGTACCATTTCATTAGCTGCTTTAAAAGCATTTGCTCCCCATAAATAGAGCAAAGTCGCACTAATAGTGCTACAGTTCTTTCTTCCATTTGTGTACAAAATTACTTATTTATTTGCCTGTTGCCAAACTCCCAATCTTGGTGACATTTCAGGCACGTTAATTCTATGTTACTCTTTTCTAGCCGGAGTTCTGGAAACGCCCCTTTAGATTTTATATGGCTAAAATAATAAGAACGAGCAGGTTCCGACAATTCTATCCCACAATGTGCGCACACATGTGGTCTTTCTTTCCAAATTTCTGCAAACAATTCCCGTTCACCCGTAGGCGCATGCGGTTTCCGTCGCATTATCCTCTTTTTTATCTCTGTGCGGCTTTTAAAAGGTTTGTTTAATAGCTTGTATTGAAAACGGCTTAAACCATCGTGCAGACGCTTAAAATTGCAATCATCACAAAGACACTTTGTTTTGTTCACAATTATTTTTGTCTCCCCGCACCGCTTACACTTCATTATCGGCTGTTCCATATCTTTCTACAGGTTTTATACTTCTAGTTTTAATACGTTTCCCCAGCATATGTTGCTGCTCCTCTAGAGTAATAGGAATATCCTGCAAAGTTTGAAATAAATTTTTCCCCTTTTGATCGGTATCTCCAAACAATGTAATACAACCCTTTTCAAAAGGGCATGTATTACAAATTTCATCTGCACTATTATAAGGGGTTTCTCCATATTTGGCTACACAAAAATTTGCTCCTGAAATTCTAGACATTCGCAATCTTTCATTGCGCAAAACATCTTCCTCAACATTTCGGTAATTTTTAGATTTTACTGGATTCTCTAAATGTTTTTCTGCTGCCCATTGGTGTGTATGCCAACGTGCCCCTTCATCATACTCACGCCATCGCCTCCAAGCTTCTTTTCCCATAAACCAAACAGGCAATGGTCTTAATTCCTGATCCTGCGTTGAGTATACATAAAACTGAAATAAAAGAAATTCCCATATAAAATCTGCGCCTGCGCTTGGGGGTAGCTTTTCCATAAAAGATACAACCGAGTTGCGATGAGTTTGCGAGTAAAGCTTAATCATTCTCGGTTGTATCCTAGCCCGTAATTGCAGATATTCGTATATCCGCAATATTATCTTAAATGTATTATCATAGCTATACAACATAATCAATTTTTAATTTCGGTAGCTTAAATCCAGGAAAATTCCAGATTAATGCTTTCTACAGTCGGATGCTTAACTTCTTTATATACTCTTCCGGTAGGGTCAACTTCCAAATCAGGTTCGCATACGTCCTCATACTGTTTTCGTGCGGCTTCTTGATCTATATGCCTACATATCCATAGTCCCACTTCAGCCCCTGATTCTAAGTTTCCAATTTGTAATTGTTCCTCCGGAATCATTTCTACAAAAGTGGTATGTAATGGTTTAGTGTTTATTGTCGCCACGTTTTCCATAAAATGACGATTATACTTATCCACTTTATTGAGTGCTGCAACTCCTAGTTTATAAGTACATATTGCATCATCTGTAGTCGTTATTTTTACTGTAAGATTTGAAATTTGAGTAGTAAATTCATTGGCTATGATAATAGCGCGATACTCATCCCTTCCACTACGTATTGCCATAATGGAAATTTCATCAAACATATTTCCAAAATCATCATTCATGACAAGGGTGGCGGATTTATATCCGCCTAACGAACGATCTGGATTGGGCTGATCTTCGTTATACCCTTGAGTTGTTGTGTAGTATAAATTCATTATTCTGTTTCTTTAATTCTTACCATAACACCCTCTGTATCTGTACTGCCAGATGATACAGGCACTTCCAACAATTCGTGAGTTACTTCACCGACTGGAGTTGGTAATTTAACCTCAAAATCCCAAAATTCATCATCCGGTAATAATTGGAAATATGCCGTATAATTTATTGTTCCAGCGGGTGCAACCTTTAATGGATTATTTGGCACAAGCTCTGCATCAGGTGAAATACGCCAGCCAATAAATTGATAACCACTTGCAGGGGTGGCTCGCAATACAACTTCCGTGCCTTGATTTATCTTAACTTCGTCATACGCTTTATTTATTGTCGTATTATTAATAGATACGTATCCCTCGGTATTATCTCCTGTAGACGTAATAGCAGATACAGTTATTAATGTTGGGGTAGGATCCTCCTCTAACTGCACTGATATCACTTTATCACCATCCTTAATAGTTTTTGTTCCTGTCTTTGTAACGTATCCTGATTTACTTACTGAATAAACACAAGTAGAACCGTTAGGAACTCGTACTGAACTCGTAACATTACCATTTATAACAACTCTCGCATCGGATGGGATTGGATTAATAGCGAAAGTATAATACTCCCCCACTGAGCCGCCTCCCAAACTCCAAAACTCAGTGCGTTCTTCTAAGATTTCAACAATACCATTCACATTTCTAACCCGCACAATAAAATATTCACCAACAGCTTTAGTTGGTTGGGTTCCTTCCTGAGTTTCTAACACAAAAGAAAGATTATATGTATTGAAAGTATACAATCCCTGCAATTGTTCCTCAGTAAATCTTCTTCCCATAGGAATACTACCGAGTACAACAACCCGAAGTTGCGTTTCGGCTTGAAAAGGATATCCGCTAGAAAGAACAATATTATTGTTATTAATAATATTAACTACTTGATACACTTGATTGTTTAGAGGCGTCGTACCGTCATCTTTTACAAACTTTATACAGGTGGGCACACCAGAGCTTTGACCCCGTACAACCCCCTCGAAATTGACTGTACCTGAAACATTGCCAGAAGTATCTACTTGAGCATACCCCTTCTCATAATTTCTAGTAGTAGGAGAGACCTTTAGCCAATAGTACTTACCATCTGCTGGAACAGCTAAATTTTCTTGATCATCTACTTTATATGCCTTAAAATCAGGGGTAATCACATAACCCCCAATCATATTAATCGCCCCCAATGTTCCAGAAAGCGAAACTCTAAAAGGTACACCCCGTGTATATCCCGGAGATACTAGCCCAAATGACACCGAAGAAGCAATAACTGCCGATGCCATAGGGTTTTCGTCTAAAAAGGTAATCATTCTGGTCAATTCTTCCTTTTCCAGAAATGTCCCTCTGTGAATGTTTATTTTACTCATAGCTATTTTGTTTTTCCTTCTTCATCAATTTCAATTCTTAGTACCGTATCGCCAGCATCACCTTCAGTAGGTGAAACGCTTGCCCATGTTGCAGGCAATGGATCAAGCTCCCAATGTTTAGTAGAGGAAGCTGTTATTGTGCCTATTCCCCCATTTGCTGGAATGGTCACAGAAGCCGGACTAAAATGTAATTCGCCACTCCTTTCAAAAATGGCTTGAACCGTAATATTTTCCAGTGATAGCCAATATTCAGCCGGATTATTAATTATCTCTGTGCCTCCAGGAGTAATTACATATTTTACAAATAAATATCCCGGAGATGGAGTAGCAATTAAAGTCACCATAGAATTAGGAAGCTTACTGCCTTGCACATTTACTATACCCCAGCCCTCTTCCACTATATCTACATTTACGGTCAATGGTATGTTTAAAGACACATTTACTGTTTGATCTTTTGTCATCGTAACCTTTCCATCTTTAAAGATGCCTTTGCTTTCAACATGCCAAGTTACCTCCGTACCATCTTGAACTTCAAATCTAGCGTAACCTGTAGCATCAGTAACAGCTGAAACGCCATTACTCAAAGTTACCGTAGCCCCTGCAATAGGTGCTCCCCCAACTTCATATTTTACGTAAAACGTTAAGAACCAAGAAGTCCGCACGACCCAATCCAGCCATGTGTAAGAAACAGTATTTTTATAACTAACCAAATAACGGTTTACAAATTCCTCAATATCCTTTTTCGTACGGGCTGACTTAATTTGTGCATACATTGCAATCACATTCGGTTGCCCTAAATAACCTTGCGATGTAGGGGCTGCTCGTAAAATGGTAAACTTACCATCTTTAGTATAAGAATATTCCTGAGCAGGATAAGGCAAATCTTCTGTCGTACTTCTATTATCTATAACATCATATTCAACATGTAAATACAATGGTTTTAGCGTAATTCCACTAATTAAAATGCTCGTAACATCTCCGGTTCTATCTTGCACAATATATGGAGCCATATACTTCACATCACCCATAAAACGTAATGGACGCCCATTTTCAAAATTTAAGTATAATGTGTCTTCACGTTGTGCCAAGATATTAAAAATAATGCCTGAAAGTCTATAAAAATGTCCTGGAACTTTGCAAGGGTTTTGATACTGATCACCTTCCATAAAACTATTAGTAACAGTAAAATCAGTAATACGTACTTGGTCAATAAGTTTAAAGTTACCATCATAACACCGTACACCAAATTCCAAATTTTGTGCCCGATTATCCAATGCCTTTACCCATACATTGATTTCATAATCAAGCCCCGGATAAACTTCCATCAATTTAGAAAAATCAACAGCTGGATCAATGCCGCACCTGCCCGTTCCAGTTAATTCGAACACAAACATGTCTTCCGAAAACTTGCGTTCTACTGTTCCAATTATAGGGTAATCAGCAAGTTTACCCACTCCTCTAGCGGTTGCGTCTTCAAAATCTACATTTACATCTGAACCTACCTGCAATTCCCAATCATAATCCGTTATCAGTTCATTAGTAACTTCATCCCCTTCTTTAGGAAGATTTATTTCACGGCTGGAAAATCTAATAATTCTATTCTCCTCACTTCCACTAAACACAGGTCCGTAATCGTATCCTTTAGATACTGCATTAACCGTTTCTGTGCCATACCATGTCGGAGATGACCATCCTAAACACCACCCGATGTCTTGTGGGGTAAGCACGGCAAATATAAACTCGTTTGGCTGTGTATAGCCTACCAGCCGCCTAAGTTCGCCATTAAGTCTCTTAATGCTGCCATCATCATTTAATTCTTCTTTTGCAGCAATATCACGAGTTCCTCGTTCATAAAATTGGTTTATCCAATTTTTAAACAAAAAAGCACGTTGGTCAGCCGTGTCAATATTTTCATAAACAATGCCCCACTCTTCCAGAAATTTCTTTAGCAAAATATCACTATTTTCAATCTGCCTGAATTGTCTTGCATAGATAACAATAAAAGCAAAAAATTGAGTAATAGCTAGGAAAAAGGCATTGTAATCATCTTCGTTATTACGGCTTATGTATAAGGGGATAACATTCGGCTCAAATAACTTCTCCAAGACATTAATCGCCCAGCCCAATACACGTGTATCATTGCTCTCAAAAAACGTCTTAAAAATGGACTTATCGTAAAAAACTGAACTTGCAGGAGTGTCGTGAGGATCAATTACTGCCCGCACTATATCACGTTTGTCGGTTGGCTCAGTAATTACTTCCAATATAATATCAACTTTATCGGTTAGTCTTCCAAAATTAGTGGCACTTGAATTGTCTAAGTACTGCCACTGAGTAAATGTTGCTCCCCCATCCGTGGAAAATCTAAATAGATTTCGTCGTCCTTTTCTAGATGTTCGAAGCAACGGTAATAAGCCAGCTGGAGGAATTGCTGCTTCTACAACAAATCCGCTGCCTTGTTCAAATTCTTTATATGATAACTTTGCCATTGTTATTCTCTTTTTCGCTTCTTACTATCCTTACTCACATTTATCCACTCACTATAAGATATTATAGAACTTGGATTGTGATTTATCACTTTTATCTTATATCCTTTCGTACCGATATGCCACCAAAGAAATTTAAATTTCGGAACTTTATATAATATGTGAGTTAGGCTATCACGATTTGCCATTTTAAAATCTACTTCTGGCGGGGTAGGTACAAAATTTATCTTCTGGTCAACACTCCACCACTCAGTATCTTTTTTCCACTCAAATTTTTTAGGAGCTACCCGAACCAATGTGTCTTTATATTCTATGCGGGTTTCTACAATTGTTTTAACCACCTCACGGACTTCATTGGCTTTTATCTTCAATTCTTTTATCAGCTTAGCATCGTCAGCACGTAGTTTCTTAAACTCCTCTACAGTTAATTGCAACTCTCCAATCGTAGCAACATCTTCCCCCCCCCCTCTGGGGGGGGGGGGGGGTGTTTGTCATATCAGTGTGTTTCGTTTTTTTTTTTTTCTTTTCTCTTTGGTACTTCTGTTTATTGGCAATAGCATTCTTAGAAGCAATATATAGCGCAAGCACCAAAGCCCCTATCAAAACATATTGCCAATTTTTCAATATAAATCTCCACATACTACTTTCGGTTTACAGTAATCCAAACTTCTTCTTTTGCATCAAGAGCCCTTTTTATCAGATTCTTTACTTTAGTAGTAACATTAAACTGATTCTGTAACAGTTCTTTTCCGGGAACTTTATCGCCTGTTAAAATGCAGCCATCGGTATGATCCACATTACCACCTGCGTGGATAAGAATACCAATAAAATGCGGCACATTTTCCAATAACGGGTAGTAATTTTTAAATTTTGGAGAATAATGCCAAATTATTTTATACTTTCCTGCGGGTATACAAGTTTTCCCATAAACTTTTTCTTTACATTTGCATCCAATGCCTCTTGGTGTATTTGGGCACGTAGCGGGCAACTTACGATACGTGTCTTCCAAAGTGTCCGCAATTTTTAACCCATTTAAATATAACTCCCCCATCGTTGCGGTGGGGGTAAACTCTATACTATTCAATATCAGTTCCATAAGACACAATTTTTATTGATTAATTTCTTCAGGCGGACAAGAAGTTGGTGGAAATTCCTCATCATTGTCTATCACCCTATTTATTTTTCTCTTTGTTATTTTGCGAATAGCCTTAAAAACTGGATGTTCACTGATATCGCCTGCATTTTCTAAAAAACTCCAGAACTCAGTACCGCACACAAATCCAGCTACCATGTTAGCCAATTTCAAATCAACGAAGTCAAATATCTTTTCATCCAAATAAAAAGCCAATGAAACCGCAATTAATGAAAAAGCTAACTTGTAAATCGTATTCCATGCTTTTGCACTTTCAAAATACCATCTTGTCTTTCTTCTTTTTGCACGTTTGTAGGAAGCAATACAACCCACTACAAAATCAACTCCAATAAAAATAAAAACCCCTATCAGCATATCTTGTATAGGTGCAAACGATCCCCACAAAGCCGTTGCCACTCCAGATGCCCACTGTAAATTGAAATTTCTAACTTCCGTTTCCATTTTCCCGTTCTTCTAATTTGCACCGTAAATTTACACTTAAATTTTTATTTTACGCCTAGTTTTGTCCAACAGGGAAAAATACTGGAGCCAAATCATCGTACAATTGTGTTTCGCCCAACTCATCTGTCATAACATTTCCTTCCAAGTCACGCATCACAAATTTCTTAATACGAGGCAACATATATTCAGCGACAGGTTCATCGATATTTGGCTTAAACCATTCAGAAGCCACATAACGTATTCCCTCAGCTTGTTTTACAATTTCAAGCAAGTTATCCCACTCAACTTTTTCTCCTGGCTGCCAGAAACGCCAATCTAAATATTTTGTCAATCCAATTTGAATATTTTTTCTTACTGTAGCCACATCATTAGCAAATTCTGGTTCAAGTTCACAACGAAAATCAACCCCGTCTGAACCACCTACTTCATACCATGTAGCATTTTCCATTTTAATCCCCATTAAATTTCCATTCACAATCATATCTCCTATACCGAAATAAGGAGCCGCTTTTTCTAATAAGGTACTTAGCTCAGTTCCAGATAAAAATTGTCCGTTCTGAGTGGCAATTTGAATGTGAATAAAACTGTCTTCCATTATACCCACATACATAATTTTCAAAACACGGCTATCAATATTTTGAAATATCTGTGTCAGTTTTTCTACGGTGGCGGTAGCATATACATTTTGGTGATTTAGAATACGTATTCTAAACATCTCATCGTCTTCTTGGTCACGACCACCAACTGCATAATACTCATTAGTACATTCGTAGTGCCCCTGCGGTATAGGAGTGACAGTGACTATGCTATTCGCATCTACATTTGTGAACGCCCCCACACTTTCACTTCTCACTTTTACATAACCGTATCCAGTCTTGCCAACTGTCATTGTTTCTTCTACCTGAAACCTTACACCATCATTACTCACAAAGGTATTTACCCCTGCGGTGTAAACTGTGTTAGGTGCAGCACATACCCGAATATAAGTTGATGAACCTAAAGCTCCCTTTCTAGGGGTTACGCCAAACAAAGAAGCTGCCCTGTCTAAATAATCCCCTGCGGCTTCCTCAGGAAATATTTGAGCTTCTACAATAGCTACATCTTTTAAGGCTTTCTGAGCAACTTTTGCGGAGCCAAAGGCAACTCCATTCAAAACAGAATTATCTGTAATATCAGTTACTTTATCCGTTTTGTTTATAAATACCTCTACCCAAAGATTTTTCAGATAAGAGATAGTATTGTTTACTTTAGTTATCATATCTGGACATTTGTTTCTAAAAAGTTATTAGTTACTGTTTTAGCACTTAATTTCATAAAAATATTGTCGTTTTCTCGATACACGTCCAACAAATTAACCTGAACCCACCTTGCATCTCTTTGGAACATATTCATAATGTGTTTAAAAAGAGAAGGGTATTGCACCGCATTCACGCTTGATCCCGGAATATCGTTTGGTATTCCATAATCTAAAAATTCAGGAATAGCCCCTTTCACACAATGCAATATAGTATTGAATGCCTGCTTCACTGCCAAATCATATTCAACAACAGCAATATCATTGTTCTCAAACCTAAAATTAACATCCATATCTTTTCCTAATATTTTATCAGTTGTTAGATTATCAACAATATTAGGAATATCAAAATTACCAGATTGCCGTATGTTTATTTTAAACATTCCCCCAGAATTGCTTGTATCGTAATCTTCTTCTTCTACAAAATTATTCTTAGCAATATTAAACCAAGCATTTTGCGGGTCATTGCTTCCCAATTCATTTGCCACAATTTCAAAATCTTCTCTGGTTTTAAGCACTCTATTTAATGCTATATTAGAACCATACCGTCCGATTATCGCAGAACGTAGCCAACGTGAAGAATTGTTTATTGTCCAGAGTTTTGTTTGGCATTCAGTAAAAGTGTCAAGCAATTCCCAGCTACTAATACCTGTCAAGCTATTTGCCTTTAAAGTAAACAAAGGTTCTATCTCCCTTGCTTGCTTCATTAAAGTATCCAAACGCCCAAAACTATCGCCAACCGATACATTTGCCTGCCCCGTGTAATAACCGACTATTAATGGATAATAGGAATTACAAAACAAGGCAAAATCCTCAAAAAACGCTTTGATATTATACCCTGTCGCATTTTCAAATTTTCTTATTGCTTCAATCATAATATTGCACTCCTTATTCCTCTAGTCGCCTTTTCTACAACACTCGCCAATTCGCTAACCCCTGTTTGTATCAGGGACGGCAATAAATTTTCTGACAATGAAGCCCCCAGATTAGCCTTGCTTTGTACTGCCTCTAGTGGTGCTAATGTCATCATAGTCAGGTTATAATTCCAAATCATATTTTTGGACACATCCTGACTGTACTGAACCCCACTCGGGGGAATTGCCACCAAGTAGCTCTCCCCGAGTGCCATATTATAAAAATACAAACGCAACGGCTTTCCATTTTCACCAAGACCTACACTTTTATCTGCCATCGCTTTGAGTATCTTAATCACCCCATATCCTGTCTTTACGCCAACATCAAACTCCCCAAAATTAAGATTCATAGCTAACTTGGACTTAATTGATAACAAATCATATTTTCCATTGTTGACACTCCAAGCTGCCCCAGATTGTTTACCTCTTAAAATTTTGAATTGTCTACCAAATGATCCCTTTATATTGATTTCTTGCGGGGTGAACGATGGATTAGTAAGTACCGTTACACCTGCTAAAGATTTCTTTATATTGGTACGGGTAGGCTCTGTTTTTGAAATTGCATCAGGCAAAATAGGAAAGACTAAGTAATCAATCATATTGTCATCACTATCAGTAAGTTCAAGAGCAACCATATAGACCTCAAAATCGTTAGGATAGAGGCGGCTTATAGCTTCTATCCCAATCGAGCGTGTCATGTCCATCATGCTCTGTAACTTGCTTGTGAAAAAATTTGATGCCATAACTTAAATTTTTCTACAAATATAGCAATTAATTAAATTATTTTGCCCGGACTTGTCGTAGCACCTGATTGAGCAGCAGCCGTTCCGGTCGTTGCCACTGTAATTCCAGCAGGAACTTCGCCTGTCTTGACAAACTTATCAATCGCATCGGCTAAAGCGTCTGCGAACTTACTATCGTCAATTTCTGTTTCTTTACGCATCTTTGTCATCAAACTTAATATATCTGATGCTAACCCAGCTTTATTTAGTGCCATACGATTTATTTATTAAAGAATTGTTTCAATAATGCGGTTATCTGTTGAGTTTTCAAAATAGTCGGAGGGAGCGGTGTACCACTCGGACCAACGGGAGTGCTCACGGTTAACGTGGCAATAGCATCTACAATCTTTGTCAGTAATTCATTTAATCCTGTACCTGAATTTGTTATTGCCAATTTGCCATTGCTTAGTTCTATCACCATATTTTCTTGAGAAATAGTTAAAGTTCCTTCTTCCTGCTTAATAGTACAATCTTGAAATGTGGTTTCTGACATATCGGCATTTACCGTCTGCTTGTAATTTGTTTCGCCTGCTTTGGTTTCTGTCACAAACCCTTCTTTGGTTATAGTCGTCTTAGTAAAATCTTTATCATCCCCCTCACCATATGTCGCAGACATAGTTAAACTTTCCTTATTGATGCTAAAACCGGATAAATTTTCGGTTTCTGCATCCATTACATTAGCATGTAGGTTTTGGAAAGCTTTTATATGAACGTCTTTGTTAGTTGTCACGGCTACGTCACCAGCACTTTCTACATCTATAGTACTTTCTTCATTTCCTACGGCTGCAATTTTAATGCGGCTGAATTCTTGTCCCCTAACGACTATATTTAAAAAACCATCCTTCGCACTTCCCTTAATGCTCACCTCTCCTTTATCCCATGTCTTGGAAAAGCCTATTTCGGCATCATTACGAATAGTTACACTTTCATAGGAAGTTAACGTACCAACAATCATTGGCACATTCTGAAACGGTTGAGCAACCCAAACAACTGGAATGCCCTTTTCACCAATTTTCTTAGGAAAGACAATATTTTCAATAACTTCATTGGTAATGTAACAATCACTCATTACATTACCATCTAAGTCATCCATTATAGTTATGCGGTTTCTGCGGAAGCAAGACACAACATACTTATCTCTATCAACTCCCTCTGGAATGATTACGTAGCCAAAACCCGTTAGCTGCTGAGCCGTGCCAACTTTTTTAACAGGGGCTACCCCAGCTTTCTTTTTTGTTATCTTTATCATTTCCCTTCAGTTTTATAAAGTTCCCTATTCATGAAAAAATTAAACTGATCTTCATTTATACCAAAATTAGAAGGGGTTGAATTGCTGCCCCCTAACTGTGCCTTTTCGTCACTATCCCTTTGAGTAATTTCTTGCCTCATACCTTCTATATTAGCAATATTGAAATAAGAATACTGCGAACTGCGGGGAATATAATCCATTACCATACCACGTTCTACAGTTATAGTTGTCGTACGGTCTACCACATCATTAGAAAACACTGCGGTATTATTTACTCCAGTTACATAAAACAATTCGTTAGTCGGAGCTAAACGAATAAAAGTACCCACTTTAATTCTACGATCACCATTTATTGTAATCGTGCCCTTGCGGGTAAAAGGCAAATGAACGCTGCTTTCGACAACAAACAACATATCGTTTAAAAAAGCTTGAGATAGAGTATTAACTGCCTTTTTCTTATCTGATTCCTTTCCGTATAGGTAACTTTCACTCAAATAAATATCATTCACAATACACCGCTTGTTTCCATAAATTTTACATACCTGTTCAAAAAATATAATAGGTACAAAAGCTAATGAAGTAAATTGTGAATGTCCCATCATACTATTTTGCGGAAGTAAACGATACCACGCATAAGCTCTGTCATCGTACGATAAATCAATGCTAAACAAGTCTTCAGAGTTTACTGTCACATAATATTTATCATTACTGATAATATTTTCTACGGCTTGTGCAGTAAATGGTGGCTGGCGAACAATAAGTTCGAAACCGTTACCCCATGTATCTCCCCAAAATTCTACAAAAGGTTCTTGACAAACTTTATTAAAAAAGTCCATTAATGTTCCTTCTGGATTTACCAAACTCCTGTCCACTATTCTTCTATCATTCAGATTATCATCCACAAATAATTCTATCATTTGCCAAATACCATTTACCTGACCTTCCATGCCCTTATACTTATCATCCCCTGTTTCCACAGGATATTTCTTTGTAACTTTAGCACATGAGGCGAACACAGAATTATCTACAATTCCAATCGTAGAAAGCTGATTTATAACGAACCAAAGAACAGATTTAATTTTTTGAAAAGAATAGGCGAAATAGTAATCATAGGCTCCAGTCACCATGTTTCTTTTAAACCACTCACTTTCTGGATCGCCCCCATAAAACCATCTATCTTTATTTCCTTCCACATATTTCAAAGGGATAAAATAACTACCATCTTCTATTAAAAGCTTAGTATAATCTCTTCCAGTTATGGTGACAGTATAATCATTAGCTAATGAATTTACACTTAAATTCACGGTATCAACCAGCCCCATCATGTCCCAAATAACGTCAGAATTTAAACTAGCTGGTTGTACACGAGGATTACGAATACCGCCCAAACTTTTATCAATGTCTTCTTCCATTCTTAAACGTTCAAAACGAATAAAAACCAAATCGTTATTCTGAACAAACTTAGTAAACCAATCTTTGGTTAATTCTTGCTCATTATTAATGATATTAAATTGTTCCACAAATTCATTAGCATACGAAAGCGGTGTTAATTCTTCGGTTGGCGTCAGTTGTAAAGTAAACGTACCTGCCCCCTTATCTTTATTAGTGGAACAAAGCTGCACCCATGCACTAATATCCATAATTTGATTAAGCGCACGCACATAAATCCACACTTTAATTTCAAGGGCTTTAAACTTAAACAATCTACCTTGATTATTGCGTTCTCTTTTATTTTGCGCCCGTGCCCCATTATTATCAGTTAAATCAATAAAAGGTACATAATCCTTATCTGACATAATGCGATCCATTTCTGCCGTATAGAAAGCATTAAAATCACTTTGTTTTACAAAAATATCTGCGCCTATTACTTTCTGCACTTCTGCTACAATATCTTTGTTCCAAAGATATACAATTGTTCCATGCTTTATCCATGGTGGATTTTGTGCCGAGCCTTCTGCCTGATCAGTTTTCTTCTTCTCTTCTGGAGTGTAAGTTTCCCAAATACGAGCAGCATTTGTCAGCCCTTCCACTTCCAAATTCATCCATTCGTCTGTAGAAAAATCTTTATCTAACAATTCCAATCTAACAAGTTCATCCCAGAAATCATACATTTCTGCCTTTTGCATTGTTACGCCATTAATGCCCGTAAATTCAAACTTGGTTACGGGCATTTTATCTTTGTTATCGTCAGCCATTTGTTATTCTAATTGAATGTTCATATTATTTAAAGCTTTCTTAAACTCAGTTGGAAACGCTTTTACTATATCATATAATTCAGTAAGCTTATCCAAAGTCCTTTGAGGCATTTCCGAATCTATCATTACCGGAATAGGCTTTTCTATAGATTCTAAAACTGCTTTCAACCCCCCATATTCTTTCAATGTCTGAGTTTCATACGCATCAGTTGTTTGCCTGTTAGCAGTACCAGCAGTTGATCTTTCTAAGGTACTTACCTTAGATTGTGCGTTTGCACTACTATATACACCTCCTTGTTTCGTTCCTTGCCCAAATACTTCCGCCCCTGTTTTATTCTCAAGGTCAGCAGCTTTAATATCACTATAAGATAAGTTTGGGAAAATGGCTTTTAAAGTATGCCGCATAGCTTCTCCTCCTCCAGTCATTTGTTTTATCCTATCGAAAAATTGTGCTTGTAATTTGTCATTATTAGGCATGTCTTCAATTAATGCCTGTAAATCAGATAAATTCCCCTCAGGATCAATTTCCCTTGCTGTGCGTAGCAATAATGCTTGAGTTACATCATCTTGGGCAACATCCGCTCCCATCAATGCACTCTGCACTCTTTGTAACTGCTTCCCTTCTAATCCTGTAGCATTTTGAATGCTAGTCATAGAGCTAACAATACCTGTGCTATTTATTGAACCAACCTTTTCAAGCACTCTATCTACAATACGATTAAAAGAACCTAAATATTCCCCCAAAGTAGAAGAAATAAGCTGATTTTCATCAGGTCTACCACCGTATCTTTTTTGCAGGTTTGTATCAAAGGCTTGAATAACCCCTGCACCTGTTAGCCCTTCTTCATCCCTTCTAAAACGGGTAGTCCTCAAAACGTTCTCCTGTTCTGAACTTGACACCCCTCGTATGCGTTGGGCTAACAATAACTGCATCATGTCGTCATCGGTGGTATTTGATCCTTTTACACCTGCTCTTAACAATGGTATAATCTTCTCAAAATACTGCGTCATGTTAAGCCCTAGTGTATTAGCTATATCGCCCCTGTATTCTGCTTGTCCCTCTACTTTTCTATTATAAGCAGGATTTACCACAGAAATAGTGGGAGCAGTAATAGTTGGATTGGGAGTTTGATTTCTTAATGCCCCAACTACATTAGCGGAATTTACCCCTGCAACACCTTGAGCAGCAGGTATCGATCCCCCAGCCGTTGCCAATTTTTCATTAGTGTAAAAATCTTCACCAAAATTAGCCTTATACTGTTCACGTAAAGCCCCTGTGTAAGACGTGCCTCTTAAAGTAGCATATTCATTCACTACTCTATCATTATTTCTAGCAGCATTTAAAGCAACTTCTTTTTCAGAAGCCCTAGCTCCTGTCATGCCAAAAGAAACAGTATTTAGAAGCCAATGCTTTAAAACATTATTTTCCCGCTGAAATTGATCCGAAGCCCCATACTGCATTGCACTATACTGTGACTGTTTGCCTAATATTTGTGCAATCCCAAAAAGTGCTGCCCCGTATGGCAACATGCTCATAAGCCCAGAAATTGAACTAGGCATTTTAAATCCACCTCCTCCTGAGGATGGCGAAACAGAGGAAGGTCTTGGCACATTCCTTCCTTCTGGAGTAATAGGTGCGGGCAATTCACCACCTTCTGGTGAAGTTGGTAAAACTCCGTTTGTTTCATTTCTTTGCCCCTGTTCTATAGTATCCCCTATTCGGTTCGTTGCCGCAAGTATTTGTTCTAAAACTGCCAATTGTCGTTCAGGTACATGATCATCTATATTAAGTCTAGGGGATTCTGTGGGTGTAACCTCTATCATTCTTTCGCCCTCTCCAGGACTAACAGGCACTTCCGATCTTTCTACAAATTCCGGATTTGTCGTAGTAGGCAACACCACTCTTTCAACTTCAGTTTGAGAATTTTCTACCCTTTGCGGACGTAAAGAGCTTTCTATTATTTCAGGTTCAGGCTCTTTGTGCCCCTGTCGCTCTGTATTGGTATCATACGTGCCGATATCGCGCTTTTTAGCTATCTCGGGTGGGATAGGCTGCAAATTAGAATCAAAAGCCGTAAAAAGACTATTACGCTCTTTAAGCAAATCAATCTGCTGGCGTATTTGTTGCAACACCCCATCATTGTACTGCTTAAAGGTGCTCTCCATTGCAGTCAAGTCTTCCCAAAGTTCTTTTGCTGCTTGGCGTATTTGTTGGAGTGGGGTGGTATCAGCCGACACCCTAATTCTTTTATCTTCAGCCATTTTGTTTTCCTTCTAATTTTATCATTTCTTCAATTTCCCGCTGGGCTTCATCTAAAAATGCTTCGTGTGTTTGAGCAGTTTTAAACATTTCCCCAATTCCAGGAATATATTTATCAGCGTCATCATTTGCCACTTCTTTCATAAAAAGCTTATCTTCTTCAAATTCCATAAGCTGGTGTATAAAAGAAGATTCCCGATGAGCAGGTGACATGAACGCAACATTATGTTTTATCCTCCACCACCTGTCTATCGGGAATCTTGTATTCCAGCTAATAACGCTTTGTATCAGCTCGTTTCTTTTCATGTTATTTACCCTCTACATCAGCAGCAGTTTTTCCATTTAACAGGTCATTTACTTCTTTAAAGAAAGGCGCAACTTTGGCATAATACGCATCCCGGATTTCTTTATAATCCACAATAGCCAATTCATTAAAGTTTTTCACTTTTAAATCTTCAATCATTTGTGGACATAAAATAGTTAGGGTCGCTTCGATGTCAATCATGTCTAAAGCGTGCTGGGCACTGTTTGCCGGACTCATTACCATAGAGTTGTAAAACCCTCTGGATAAACTTTGCTTCATAGCCTCTATCTTGTAATACTGACCAACATTAGGAAAGCTTACAGGAAATTCATGACCACGAACTGAAATAATTACTTCGTCATTTATCATAATCTTCTTTTATTTTAAAAAGACAGCAGGTTACCCTGCTGTACTTATTGGTTCTAAGTATATACCGCTTATATCGGTTCCGGCAAGACCACCTTCTTGCAACTGGAATGATTGATTAGTAAGCAAACAACCCTGCAAACGAGCAATCGTTTGACCTGTGTTATCTACTTCTGTAACTAATCTACTAGCAGCATCTTCACTCGTCACAGTCTTGGCATACATAGTGATATCAAATGCAATGTCACCCAACACCAAACTATTCTTAATCTGCGCAATGCTTCCAAACTTTTTCAACATCTTTTTCATAATAGGTGTCTCAAAAGAAATGAAATACTGCGAAACACTCCATTGGCACGTGTAAACCACTGCCGGAGCTTCTTGTAATGTCAAACTACCAATACCTTGCACATTGGCACGTTGCACATTTTCCGAAAAATTCAAGTTACGAACATAACCTGCAACTTCATTATCAATTTTGATAAATCCTTTCGGGGCTGTAAATACGTTTCCTCTAGCCATAATTTACCTCTTAGTTACGTAACAAGAATCCAGTAAAGAATATCTTAGTTACTTCGTTATTAACTACTACCTCGTAGGTAACTTTGTAATAGTCATCAACCAAAGTTGCCACAACGTTTTGGAAACGCATAATCAAGTTGTCTTGATTTTCTGTTGCTACCCGTTGCTGCAAGAAATTGATTGTCCATGTTTCCAAAGAACCTTTTGACAAGGTATTAATGTTGACACCATTTTCGTCGCCTCGCAAATCAATTTCGGCATTTACCACACACTCTTTATTGAGTTGCGCTAAAATACGCATAAACTGAATGCTAAAACTGTCACCCTTTTTGTTGAACATCAATGTGTTATCCTGCAATGTGGTTACCCCCTGAAGAATAACAAAACGTTTCAAATAAGGATTAGGATAAACTACAACCAAACCAGCATCTAAGGCTTTCTTTTGCTCTCTTTCGTCTGGGATGAACTGTAACTTATCACCACCAATAGTTTTGTTCGTTACCGGAATGTATGGAGGCTTCCCGCTTACACGCCCAATAACTTGACACAAGTTGTAGAATACACCCCACCAACGAATCTTAGAAGCAACCATATCACTCGCTGTACCAATGCCACCATGTACACAAACAATGTACGCATTGTTAAACGTTTTCGCCATAGCCAATGATTCCGGATAATTATTACGGTCATCATATGCGCCAACATAGACAAATTTGTCAAACTTGGCTTCGCCATTACGATGAGCAATAATTTTCTTTTGCAAAGCGCTGTCTCCATTTGCACCAACCTGATCAGTGAATACAATGTTGTACTCTACATCAGTTATTTCCTTTAGAACAGCTTCAATGTCCACATTAGGAGTATATGTTTCTGTTCCACCGATAGCCACTTGATAACCTTCAAGACCAGCAATGTCAGAAGCGTCAATTTCTCCTGTACCGTTAATAACACTTGCATCATCTAAGATGAAACGAGTGCCAAAACCTGAATCTGTTTGACACCAACCAATCAATTCCGCCATTGTTTTACACTCCGGAGACTGACAAATAAGTAAAGGGTCAGATTGTGCTACGGTAAGTTCATTGTAAGAAAGTTGCACATTTGTCACAGGGTCTTTGTAAATACCTGTAAATGTGCCACGCCAGAAAGAAACAACCATTGCAGTAGGATCATCCTGACCAGCTGACACAGTATAGGCGTAACCCTGTTTCAGGTAATTTACAGTATCAACTTCCTCTAAAACGCCATTTGCATTCAAGCCTTCGTCTAATGTACGCACAACCAATGTGCCACCATTAGAACCACCACCTGTGGTTTCCAATGTCATCTTAGCTGCGGTTGTTTTACAAGCACGAACATACAACAATTTACTGATACCAACTGCATCAGCATTGTAAGGATCAGGTTGGAAAAGTGCTTCAGCACATTTCCAAAACATGCCGCCTTTTACAAAATCACGGAAGTTTTGCAGATTGTCAAACTCATAAATAGCATCTCTACCACTCAAGTTTTCCCCATTGATACCAGAGCCGCCACCAAAACCAGCTCCATAAACTCCAGTGTCAATCAGCAAAACAGTTCCGTAATCCAGAAAACGAGTAGCAGTGCTATCCCCAGAAGTTATTGTGGAATAAACTCCCGGAAGTGTTCTTAATCGTCCATCAAAATAAACACTCGTTGCCATATTAATCAAATATTAATGTTTTCTAACTAAATTATTTCAGGGAATAAAAGTACTCAATTTTTATTCCCTGCCATAATTTCATATCAACTCACCGTCCAGCTAGTGTTCGTCTTAACTGTTAAGGTCTTAGTTTCACCGCCAGCAACAAAATCCAAACTTGTAGGAGTAACATCCAGATACAGAATCTTAGCCTGCAAGCTAATATTAGACGTTAAAGTAAACGTGTAATTCTGACTTGTACTTACTCTCGTGGAACCATTGTACCAACCATCAAACTTATCATTCGAATTGTTAAGGGTACACTTAACAGTTACGCTTGATCCGGATGGGAATGTTCCCCCTCCAGAAACTGTACCTCTGCCAGCACTAGAACTTTCTAGGCTTACAGTAACGGTCTTAGAATTAGCGGTACGAGTTGCTCTTGCTTCCAACGTGAGTGCACCTGTTATATTTGTAGGAGCATACGTCAATGCTGTGGAAACTCTTGTACTACCATTATACCATCCGTCAAAGCTGTAAATCCAGTCACTATCACTAGCCTGTACCGTTGCCGTTGAACCAAGTGCATTAGAGCCATAATTTACAGACTCACTTGCACGACTAACAGAACTTATATAAGAACCCTTATTATAAGTAACTGTATACGATCTCAATGTTCTCGTAGCACGTGCTTGTAAGGTTATATCAGATGTTACACTAGTAGGAGCATAAGTTGCCGAAGAAGACACCCTAGACGAGCCATTGTACCAGCCATCCACCGCATAAGAATATTGAGCAGTTGTACTGTTAATAGTCATCGTACTACCTAAAGCACTTCCACCATACACAACTCTTTCGCTAGAACGACTAACACTGGACACATAATTTCCGGTTGTGTAAGTCACAGTAAAGTAAATACGTGTAAACCTTGCATAAACTGTTTGAGAACCTGTCACATTGGAAATCGTGTATGCTGTACTGCTGCTCAACAACGAACCACCAGAAGCTCCGGCAGAATACCATCCGTCAAACTTATATCCTGTTGCTGCTGTGGCACGCACTGTCGTACTGCTTCCATGATTAACCGAACCACCTCCGGAAACTGTACCACCTGTTGTACCGGAAGTATAACTACCTGTACCATCAGTTGTACGATAATAAGCCGAAGGAGTTACCGTGTAACTCTTTATCGTTCCTCTAGCCTGATATGTGGCACTAGCTGTAACATTTGTCGGTGCATAAGTCAATGAAGTTGATACTCGGGTAGTACCATTGTACCATCCATCAAAATTATACCCCGTTGCCACTGTAGCCGTAGAACCTGTTGCATTGCCGCCATACTTAACACTTTCGGAAGTTTTGCTTACAGAAGAAATACCTGTGCCAGCTTGATATGTGATAGTATATGTATTATCACTGTATTCTGCGGTATAAGTTGCATTTCCTGTAACAGTCACCTTGCGTGTTGCTGTTGTAACACCATCTGACCACTTAGTAAATGTCTTACCTGCAATCGTAGATGCTGTTAAAGTCACTTCCGTGCCATAAGTATAAGTACCACTTCCAGAACCATTAACAACTGTCAAAGTATAACTTCTCAATGTTGCATTTCCACGGGCTTGGAATGTACGACTAGCTGTAATATTAGCCACACTTAAAGATAACGTAGTAGCGATCCTAGTAGAACCTTCATACCATCCGTCAAAGCTGTAAGTATACTGTGCTGTATTACTTGGCAATGTTGCGGTATTAGTCGCTGTGCCACCATAGTTCACACTTTCTGAAGTCTTAGTAATACTTGCAATATTAGCATTCTTCGTATAAGTGATTGTATAAGTATTAAGCGTAAATGTCGCACTATAAGAAGCATCTGCTGTAATGTTAGTCAACGAAATTGTTGCGGCTGTAGTGTTATTGCTCCATTTCGAGAATGTATAACCTGTATTTGCCGTTGCCGTTGAACTAGCAGACCCACCATACTGAACACGTGCCGAAGTCGGGCTAACCGATCCTCCTGTGCCAGCACTGAATGTAACTGTAAACCATCTTCTCTGGAATCGTGCAGTCAGTGTACGAGCACTTGTCACAGTGAACGTATATGCAGCACTTGTCGAAACTTGAGTTGAACCTTCATACCATCCTACGAAACTATATCCTGTTGCTGGACTTGCTGTCACAGTCTTAGAAGCACCATGTTCAAATGTTCCTCCGCCCGTTACTGTACCTCCTGTTGTTCCAGTCGTATAATCCCCACTTTCAGCAACACGATATTGAGCATTGACGGCAATAACATATGTCTTTTTAACAAATGCTGCTGTAATAGCTTTATTTTCTATCATCGTTACAGTTAATGGATTTTGTGAATAATTATTGCCATTAACTGTCCATGTGCTAAAATTGTAACCTGTGGCTGGGGTAGCAGTAATAGCCACTTGCGTACCATAATCATAAGAGCCAGCAGGTGCAGCCGTACCACCACCTGTCGGGGTAATAGTATACGTAATAGTATATTGATTTACCTTACGAGTAGCAACTGCGGTAAATGTCCTATCGGATGTAATGTTAGTTACGCTTAATGTCAAACTAGAACTTATTTTAGTAGACCCTTCGTACCATCCATCAAATGCATAGGTATATTGGGCATCGTTTGCCATCACAGCCGCAACAGCCGAAGCCGTGCCTCCATATGGAACTTTCTCGGTCACTTTGGTTATCGTATTAATGTAATTTCCCTTGCTATATGTAACTATATAAGTTGACGTAGCTTGGTTAATTGTCAATGTCGCTTGGTAGGTTGCAGAAGATCCCCTGACAATAATCTGAGAAGCCCTAGCTCCTACACTATTCTTAGGAATAGAAATAGTGGCACTAAAAGCATATTCAGCAGAAGCTCCAGGATCATTTGGAATGTTTTCTCCAGCTGTCACATTTGTACCATTAACTTTAACAATGGTAGGCAAAGTGATTGGAATGTTATAAGTGGAGCCTTGTAAAAATTGTATTTTCGGTGAATTACTTACCCCTGAAATTGTAATGGTACTTGCACCTTCAGCAACATTAAAAACGGTTTGGTCCAATGTCAGTTTCTCGGAAGATGGTTTTTGATTAACTTTATAAGACTGAGCCGCCATCCCCTTAACAGTTCCAGTCACAACAGTGGAACGCTGGACACGCCCCGTATGGGTGGTTCCAGTGTTCCTAATTGTTGCGTTTCCTGTTCCTGACATAGGTGCAACGGTAAGCCAAGAATCTTTAGCCATAATCTCCTTTCAAAAATTTAACTTACTGTCCAATTTGTATTTGTAGTAACGGTTAAAGTTTTGGTTTCACCGCCAGCAACAAAATCCAAACTTGTAGGAGTAACATCCAGATAGAACGCTTTAGCTGTCAGCGAAATGTTTGCTGTTGCAGTAAAGCTATAATTCATATCTGAACTTACCTTCGTGTTACCATTATACCATCCATCAAATTTGTCGTTAGAACTGCTTAAATTGCATTTCGCAACAATTTGATCGCCTACATCTACGGACAAAGAAGCTGTTGCTCCGGCTGTACCGTTATTAATCTGAACTGTACCACGACTTACAATATCAGAAGCCATAGCTAAAGAAATCGTTACTGATCCCTGTGCTATATCTTTCAATAAAACAAATTCGTTATCGGTATAGGAAGCCAAGCCAGCCTCATCAAATTTTCCGGTAGCAACTAATTCTTTCTTCCGCACATAATTATTAGCAGGCACTCCAATATCTGCGGGAGTTATACCCGCAACGGTTGCTGCTTCTTGTGATGTTGCAAAAGAATAGTCCATACTTAAATTGTTTTTCCTGCGCCCGCTTGTGCGTCCACAAATTTAGTAAATGCAATGTTGGTAGTGACAGTATTAATTTTGTTAATAATGCCTTGTCCGGTAAGACGTCCCATAATGTTTGCCTCAGACATTTTCTCAGCAATTCCAGCACCTGACAACCTGTTAAGAATGTCAGTTTCTGACATTTCCCCTGCCATACCGCTTCCTGTTAAAATGCTTAGCAAACCGTTTTCTGTCAAACGACTTAAAATATTTTGCTCACTCATCTTGTTCGCGATACCAGCCCCCGTCAGTCTGCCTAAAATTTCAGTTTCAGACATTTTAGCTGCTATCTTAGCTCCAGTAAGTTTCCCCAAAATACCGTCTTCCGTCAATTTGTTCAAAAGGTCTTGTTCGGTTAATTTCGCCATAATGTCCGAACCCGTCACATTTTGTAAAACACTCGATGGATCGTTTTGCAATCCCTGCGCATACGTTAAAATACTATCTATCGCTGCGCCTGTAAATTTAGATTTGTATGCCATATCTCAAAAGTTAATTTTCTTTTAAAACTCCAAACTCTTCTCCATTTGCATCCAGTAGCGTTTCCTCAGTTCCGTTTGGAACAAATGGTTCTCTTAAACCGAGTTGAATAATTTGAAAAGAAGACACTTGTATAGGTGTCCCCTCAGTCGTTCTTCCGGTTACTGTCATTTGTCTGTCAAAACCTTCGTTAACGCCTGTCGCAAGAACAGCAAACCCCCCCCCGGGGGGGGGCGGGCCTTCGTTTCTCCTTTTTCTAACTCTTCGCTCTCTCTCTGCACAT